ACCCGAAGCAACACGACGGTCCAGGGTTTGGTTCAGTTGAGCACGCTGACGTTCCATGGCGATACGCGATTTCTCGATACCCGCCAGAGCTTTCAGCAGTTTCTTCTGACGAGACAGAGCTTGATCGATCTGACGCTTCTTAGCGATCTTGACCGGTGGGAGCTCACCCATCATGCCTTCTTGACGAACTTGGATCTTGCAACCCTCACCAGGAGCAATGGTTCGTTGGCCAGGTACTGCCTGAGTTGGCATCCCTTGGAACAGTTGTGGGATTGCGCGTTCAATAACCTCACTGAAGCCCATGATGCCGTCATCGAACGAAGCGCTACCAGCATACGAAGTCAGATCACGTGCGATCTTTTCCTGAGTAGGAATGTAGTGACGGATCAGCCAGTTAGTCATTGCTTCTTCCCAAACTGGATCCAGTTGGATGTCACCACCAACAAAGAGATCACCAGCTTCTGGGATGTAGACCATACCTTTCGGCAGGCTAGGTGCAGACGGACTTTCTGGAACTGGTTCTTCAATCACAGCGTCTACTGGTGCTTCGCCAGGAGCAGCCGATGGACCACTCAGCATACGGGCAGCTTGAACAGACTTCAGGCGAGTACCGTTAGGCAGAGACAGCGGAGCGCTAGAAGCAGGCTGGCCTTCTTCTGGAACAGCGCCGTTGGTCAGCAACAGTACGTCTGTGTTCTTTTCAACACCAAAGACTTTCTGCCACAGGTTCTTAGCCCAGTTCGAGAATTGTTCCCACAGGCGTGCGAAGAACTCTTTGATTTTACGCCATGCTTCTTTACCAGCAGCACCTGCACGTTGCAGCAAACCAGGACCGGATTTTTGTTGACCACCAACTACAGTCAGAGCACGAGAAGGCAGAGCTTCGAAGTCTTCTTGCGATACGGTGTTGCCTTTACCCAAGTGAGCAGCCAGGAAGAAATCGGTAGCTTTGATAGCACGGGTAGACAGTTTGTCCAGGTAACGACCAACTTCGATAACACGAGTTTCAACTTCATAGCCTTTCAGTACTTTGATAACTGCACTGGAAATAGCTTCTTGTTGTTCGTGTGGCAAATCGCTAGTTGACGAATCACCTTCACTAATCATCCGTTCGCCAGCGGCAGAGAATTTCTTAGCAGTATCAATAGCCTTTTGATCTTCCGATTCAATGGCTTGCTTAACCGCTTCCATGTACTTGCGCAGATCTTGTGGTGAAGGAAGGGCTACTTCTACTGCATCGCTTTCTTCAGAAATCTCGATTGCGAGCACGCCGTCTTGAGAACGGGTAACCACAGCACCGTGGATTTCCCACTTGTTCTGTTTCCCAGACATGGTCTTACGAACGATATCGGCAGAACGATCCTGAATTTCTTCAATCTCCATTTTGCCGGATTGCTTAAGGAGATCGGTCAGCTGGGTAACCATATCAGTAGCGTCGGCAATGTACTGAACGAGACCTTCGTTACGGCACTTGTTTTCGGCATCCATGGAGAGATCCAGCTTACCACCACGAGTTACGGCCATAGCCAAAGCTGCTGGAACTTGGACAGTTTTAGGAGCACCTGGGTTACGGGCTTCTTTACCATGGATAGCATCGAGTACTTGGCTAACCGACAGGCCAGACGGAGCTGACAGACCTTTAACCTTTTCAGGGTTGTTAGTCGCTACGGCTTCAGTGGCAGCAATCAGGTATACAACTGCTTCTTTCTTCTTCTCGCCACGGAGGGAATTGAAGAACTCTTTCAGTTGTGCGGCTTTCTTACGCAGCCATTCCCAGATCTTGGCACCGATTTCTTTCAGCTTAGTACCAATGCCTTTCTCATCGACGGTGGCTTTTTGCATAGCCATGACTTGAGTACCAGAGCTTTCGTTCTCCAGACCCAGGCTAGTGATACCCATCAGACGAGTAGCACGTTGCATACCTACCGCCATGAAAGCAGCCGATTGGCGAGTCATGTTGGTGCCGGAACTACGCAGGAGTTTCGAGTAACCTTCCAGGGCGATCTGTGCACCCAGCAGTTGGCCTGCTTCGGAGTCAGCATTCTCGGCAAGTACTTCTTCCTGGACGATTGGGGCTTCCAGGGGTTGCAGTGGAGTAGGGTCGAGTTCTGGAGGTAGTTCAACAACTTGTTCTACTGGCAGATCTGCAACAGGAGCTACAAAATCAACAGCGGGTTCTACTACCGCTGGAATATCGCCATCCATCAGTGGCGATGGGATAGCATCATCGAAGTTTTCATTCGATGTAACGTAAGCCGAGAGGTTCAGCATGGTGGTTTCCTTAAGGAGTGTTGTATTGAATGGTCGCTGCAGCAACCATGTCCATGAAGTGGAGACGGACTTTAACGCGGTTTTCGATGTAGGACATTGTACGACCGATATCGTAAATGTTGCACACACGGCTGACACGAGCGATAGCCGACATGGCTTCGTCGTTACCTTTCAGCTTATTAACGAGTTCTTCGAACTTGGCGATGTATTGCTCGACTTTATCCGTAGACGGTTTCAGGGCTTCCAAACGAGCTAGTACTTTCTCGTTAGCTTTACCTGCAGTAACTGCATTAGGATCATTGGCTTTAATACCAATCTTAGCCCCAACGCCATCACCTTCTGAAGTGTTACGGATGGCCCAACCTAGTTGATCTTCAATCGGATTGAACGTAGAGTTACCGGCAGTCTGAATGGTTGGTGTTCTGTAATCTCTAAGAATAGTACCATCCAATACCATCAGGAAACCTTCTGTGATTTCATTTGGTTTGTTTGCACTTACGATCGAGTTACATGCACCGTACAGTCGTTCAATTGCAGGTAGCCAAGAGTTCTGAATGTAGTCGAGAACTTCAATTTCGCCAGCTCCATCAAAAGATAGCTCATTGCTTTCACCAATCATGAACAGAGAACGTGGCATCGTGGTGTAGGTCTTCTCAGCTACTTCCGGAGCGGGCTTGTTATCCTTGTCCAGTTGCTCTTTGAATTCCTTAGCCCGTTGCATTGCGGCTTTGTTCTTCTTGTATCGGGCAATGGCTTCACCGGCTTTGAATGGTTTGCGTGTCGGAGATGCTGGAGGCTCAGGAATCGTGTCTGTTTTCTCAGGAGCATTTTCAGCTACGTCCAAGACTTTCAACAGATATACGTTTTCTTCTTTCTTCTGTTCGACCCCTTGGAACAACTTAGCAAACAGACCTTTCAGTTTGTTCCACAGTTCCAGGATCTTAGCCCACGCTGCTTTACCGGCTTCTTTAAGCTTCTCGCCTAACCCTTCAGCGGACACCGTGTAGCGTTGTGCACTCGGGCCTTCTAGATAGGACTCATTAGAAACGTTCACGATCCCTAGACGCTTCTGGATGCGTTCTAGACCAACAACCATAAAGGCAGCGGATTGATGGGTCAGATCTTTACCGGAACTGCGCAACAGATCCTTGTAGCACTCAACGGCATACTGCACATCAGTGGTAGATTCTTCTTCCTCATCGTCTTCAGAAGGTTCATCGCCATCTAATAGTTCTTGGTTATCAGAATCTTCAGCTGGAGCATCCGACTGTACATCTTCGTCGTCACCTTCGACTGGTTCATCAGTACCAGCGTCTTGGTCACCACCACCTAGATCAACTTCGGAAGAGTCTGCAGTGTCATCCTCTTTTGGATGTTCTTCTTCAAACTTCTTCTCTTCAGATTCCTCGTAGGCTTCTTCGGTGTCTTCAGCGTTCTTTTGCTTTTGTAGCATGTTAGTGATAACACCATCATCTTCGTTAGACTGTTCGGAGTTATCTAAGGGTTTGATCAGTTCTTCCGGGATACCTGCGACGTACGTATTTTCACCATCAGTGGACACGTCGTCTCTTAGGGTATCAGGGAGACTATCGAAGTCTTCCATGGAAGGGAGATATGCTTTCATGTTCAGCATAGCAGGTCCTCAGGTTAAAAGATACATAAGATCGGGGACAAGCCCCGATCTAGTAGTTTTAGATTTCTGTGTGGAGAGCTTCCAGAATAGCGGACTGTGCCTTACTGAGGAACATGTAGAGATGCTGCGCTTGCTCTTGCAATGCCTTGAGATCTTTCAATACATCAATGAGCACATTGATAATAGAAGAGTCGACGTCTTGTACGTTGGCATGTCCATCCATCAGTAGTTTCATCAGTTTTGTTTGCAGTGACAAAACTTTGTGCCGATGTTCAGTCAGGAACTCAGCTTCTATCTTCACCTTATCGAGTGCCGCCGTGTATGCACTGAGTTCACGGACTTGAATTACAGCGTCGCTACTCTCAGTACCAGTCACCACAGCCCATCCACCACTATCATTGGAATTGATGGTGATGTTCGGATATTTCTTACCGGTATAAGCAGGAACTTCCCGACCAACTACCGCTTTCATACCTTCCAGATCAGAATCGCCAATAGCCTTGTAGACCTGGTCAATGCCATCTTGGACGTGCTTCGCCATGGTGTTGAAACACCAATCAGCTAGTTCGTGGTAGTACGAGGGATCTACAGGCTTATCGTCGATTACAGCGTAGAAGGCCAGTCTGGCAGGAATAGTAACCTTACGACCACCATTGGCACCGTTTGGCCCACTGTGTTCCTCACGGGCAATTTGTTTCAGTTCCGACGCTTTGGTAGCGGTTTGCTGGTTCTTGTCGAAGAGTTTCTCCCAGAGCGCTTTCGCTTTCTCCATAGCCTTCTGCATAAGGGCTTTGAATTTCTCCCACAATGCTTTCGCTTTAGCGCCAAGCCCTTCTTTAGTGACTGACTTCGATTGTTCGTTACCGATCCGTTTCATATCGCCGTTGGTTTCGTCTTCCAAGGCAATGACGAGTTCAGACTTAGCACCCAGTACTTTATCAACCCGCTTCAAACCAATCAACATAGCCTTAGCAGTTTGCTTGGAGATACCATCCCACTTAGCAGCGGTAAGGATCTGTTGATAGCTTTCCAGTGCAACAGAAGCTTCTACGATCTCTTCAATTTCATGGTCAATGAACTCAGCTGCCTTTTCATCTTCGACTAGACCAAAGTCGATCATCTCTTCTTTCTCAACGGCTACAGGTTCTACTGTGCCAAAGATTTCTTCTTCGTTTTGCATGATTAAACCCTTTGGGAATTCGTGGCGGTTTTAACTTCGTGATCGATAATCTTCAGGTGTGCTTCGATGACACGACCCAGATACCGAATGATACTCGAGTTATTGTTATCAACTTTCGCAGTGTTCTGTAGGACCGTAGTGATCATGGCGTTAGCATTCTGCTGCTTCTCCTCATCTCCGTCTTTGGCCTTAGCTTCTAATTCATCAGTAGCCTCAACAACTTTGTTGATCGATGTTTCGATACGTGCAGATACTTCCTCAAGTTTCTCTGCAACACCAATGATGTTGATGAGATGATCCAATACCTGGGTAAGCTCACCAGAACTACGGACCTTACGAACAACTTCTTCATCGACTACTCGTGCTTCAACTTCAGCGATCGAATAGTTATAACCTGATTCATCCGGCACAATCATTACGTTGCCTGGGTAAGTCTGATTATCAATGTTCGAGAAATTCAACGGAGCCAACGATTCCTGTACGGCCTTAACCATAGTGGTAGCGTCATGACTTGGATCGAACGATTTAACTACAGAAGCCAGTTCTAAATAGAAGTCGTTGATTGCATCAGGATAAGCAACTGCACCAAAGTTAGCCAATGCACGGAGCTGGGTAAAGTTACCGTTACCAAAGTCTCCTTGAATGGAAACCTGTTGAGCAAGTTTGGCTGGGATGTGAACTTCGGTGTTGGTATCAGGTACGGATTTGACAGTACCTTTCAGGGTCTCTACTTTCTCTCGCAGTTTGGAGAACGAGGTCAGTAGTGCACCTACTTGGTTACGGACCATCTCGTAGATCTTTTTCAACCACTCCTTAAAGCGGGCGATAGCTGACGATACTTTAGAACCGATAGAACTCGAGTCTTCCATACTCAGTGCCAGTGACACGGCGTTCTTCAAATCAGTATGGCTTTCTAGAGAAGCTGTTTCTTCACCGATGTAGCGAGAGATTCGAATGACGTCATGGCCGACAACAATAGCTGCTTGACGGGACAACCCACCTGCTGCTAGTTGACGATACTCTTCAAGTGAGACTAACATCTCCCCGAGAGTTCTTAATTTATTTTGAAGCCGAATCCTTTCAAGTTCGAGGGACATTTGTGTTACCTGCGATTTCGTTTTTAGTAGGTTTACGGAGAGGAGGTTGGTATGCCTGTAGCTCCAATTCAGCAACATACGTTAAACCACCTAGAGTCCTCAAAACCCCAGCCAGCGCGTTGTTGTAGTCGGTGACCATACGAGAGACATTGTTTATCATCAATGTAACCGATTGGACAATGTCCGAAATAGCAGGACGACCCTTAACAGATTTGTTTTCATCGTCTTGTTTATCGGCATCATCAGGTTCAGCTTTAAACTGACCTGCTTTAGTTCGAACTTTCTCACCAGAGATCTGGATCTTACGAAGTGACTGAGCTAACTTAGATTCGTATCCCTTCCGAGATTGGAATCGTTTAGACAGAGCCAACAGTTGACTGAGCCGTTGTTGGATCGAACCCATCTTATCCACTTCAACGACCAAGCCATCTTGGCCAGGGCCTTGCAGTTCACGGACGGTGTAATAACGGAAAGAGAAATCTCGAACCGTATTAACCATTGCTGCCCAGTTCATTACCTTATCGTCCTCACCTTCATGTTCAATAGGACCAGACGCATAAAGCGATTTGTTCCCTTGGACTGGAGGCGTACGATATAGTGGCGAAGCTACACGAATACGATCGTCTTGTTCTACTTGCTCAGCCTTAAGCATCCACGATGGTGGTGTTAGCTTAGAGAAGTCAATACCGGTTTCTTCTGTGAAGTCATTGTTGAACGTAAGCTTGTCAAAGACTTTAGACACTTCGTCGATGTACTTCAAGAACACTTTGTCATAGAAAGCAAAAGCAGAGTTCGCTAACGTGATGACCCGTGTAATATCTTTCGGTTCGTATTGACCATCGATATTGAACTTCTTAGGAGACCGCAATGTGAACTCGCTCTTATAGGGCGGGTTCTTTATGGCCTGAGACTGTTCATACAGCATGTTGACTTTAGCAGCGAGCTTATCAGCCCCCACGTTAATCACACGTGCATACTCGATCGTTTCAGTTTGGAGTTGCTTTAACGACTCCACTGATTTGTCCCAGATCTTCTTAGAAGCATTAGAGATGTCCTCTAAGGAGAGATACTCCCTAGGTGCTACATCTGAGAACTTTTCTAAGGCGTACTGGAACATCGTCTCATCGGGATCTAACCGTTGAGCTTCCAACGCAACACCGAAGGACAAGCTTTGTGCTAGCTTACGTAGCGTTGCCTCTGTGCGTTCTTCCAGAGATACGAATTGATATTCGAGCGAGGCGATCATATCGACGGGTTCTACCCCGTCGACTGATTTAGGGGTCTCTGGAGCAATCGCATTGGTTGCACCAACCATGTTGACTCCTATTTGATTTTGACGGTAGCTTTACCGAACAGCATGTGCATTGTAAACATCAGGTCATCGAAACCATTCTTTTGCATGCACCACTTTTGAATCATGGCTTCCGGAGAAGTGCTGAGTGCCAGAGTCTTGAACAGATCCTGTACATCGCTGCGGCCACCGATGAGTTGGAGACCAGTAGGTGGTTCATCCGATAACATCATTGGCCACGAGTGGATATTCAGTTCACGACGACCCGTTGCAATAAAGCGAATGGTATCGAGCAAGAACTTGTAGTTCCAATCCACACGTTGTGCGTTAGTGTCCTGGAGGATAAACCAATTATAGTTACCCCCGAACAAACGAATCGCTTCAGCAATCACACGCTTACGGAAGTCCCAATGCACTGCCCGAGTAGGGAAAGTGGTATACTCTTGGAACAGGTCTAAAACACGTTCGTCGCGTACACTTGTAATGTAGCGACGTTGTGCTTGAGCCTGACCACCGGAGTATTCGTTATTCATTTTTACTGAATTCGTACCCATGGTCAGATTCCTTTATTGGCGAGCTTTAGCTTCAGCAGCGTTGATGTCGAACTCGTACTCAGACAGACGCTCTTCGTACATCTTGATCTGACGTTGCAGCACAGGCGAAGTAGGGTTACCAGCCAGTTGCTCTTTCAGTTCCAGCAGCCGGTGTTGCAGTGCGTTGTGTTCTTCTTGAGCAGCTTTGTAACGAGCTACTTTCCACTCAGCAATATACTTGCCCAGTGTCAGGAACGGGTTCTGTTGTGGAGAGAAGCCAGACATCCGCAGTGGGTCCATCTTGGCATCACCCAGCGAGCGAGTAGCCAGGTCGTAGGTCTCTGGATTGATCTCGGCATCAGAAGCCTGATTGAACTTTTGTTTCAGTTCAGTTGGAGACAGGATCATCGCTGGATACAGACCAATGAACTGGTCCATGTTCGATTGAACCCAGTCGACTTCAGCAGGGGCCCAGTGCGACGATGCAGCTTTACCACGCGATTGCGATTCTTGAGTAACCAAGAACAACATGAACTTACGACCCCAGCGGATGTAGAAGCTCAGGGCATCAACATATTTCAGGATGTTCGCACGGTTAATAGTCAGGTTGGTATTGGTGAACTGGAAAGCGAACAGACGACGGATTTCCTGTACGACCATACCCAGGTTACCACGAACGGTTTCCATCGACTGGAAGAACAGCTCTAGGAAGTTCCCACGGTAGTTCACAGAACGTTGCATGGCAGCAATGTACTTCTGGCCAATCTGCGATTGAACATCGATTGACAGGATCACGTCACGGACGTCAGGCAACAGGGGTGCGACCGTAGAATCGTATTCTTCTTCCAGGTCGGCAATTTGGTTAAGCAGTTCCTTACGCTCCTTGAATGGAGCCAAAGAACCCACGTATTCGAGCAGTCTCATTGTGGCTGTCCTTTATTACAGATTGGTTTGCATGGTGCGGCTAAACATCTTGAACATTTCAGTGATGTCTGGGCCTTTCGATTTCTCACTACGCTCGATCTCATCGAACTTGTGGGTAGTAGCCAGATCAACACCACGGTGCCAGATCTGTACACGCTGCCAGCGTTCGTCAACAACGATCAGCATCAGCAGGTAGCTGTTATCGAAGATAGCTTTACGAACAGATTCTTGTTCGATCTTACCGTACAACTTACCGGTAGCGGATTTCAGAGTCTCAGCCGAAACGATAGCAATGTTCGAAGCATCAGCTACGGATACTCGACCTGTAGCCAGGGCTTTCTGCGAGTTGTTACGACGACGGTCAGTAACCATCTTGAACACACCGGACTTGTCATTCATCAGAGCACGGAAGTGTTCGTCGATCATGTCTTGGCCGAGTACGAAGTCACGCCAGAATTTGATCTGACCGGTTTGTACCATGAATAGACGTTGAGCCCAGCTGTCGCGTCCACCAGCACTAAACATATGAACCAACGACTGAGGAGGCACACCTGCTGGAATCAGACGGATCAGTACTGGGAGTTTGGCTTTCTTGTCGCCATCGGAGATTTCTACGTTCAGTAGCTTACCGACGACTAAGCTTTCAACTTCCATGATCTTGTTGTCACCAGACGACATGTCACGTGGACCATCGTTCTGTGTGCCCCAGTCAGTGTCTTTGGCATCTTTCTCAAAATCAGCAGCTGCGTCTTTGACGAACTCTTTACCTGAGTTAACGACATCGCCAAATGCTTCGTTGGAGAACAGCAGATTCGGACGAACACGGCGAGAGAACGATTCGAGCGAAGGCAGGCCGTTAGCGTAGACACGTGGGTCATAAGCCGAGGCAGCATAGCATTCATTGGACGACTTAATTTTGCTGTAGTCAAAGCCCAGAGTGCGGTCAGGGTTCAGGGAATCCAATACTTTCAGAGTATCGATTCGACCTACACCCAAAATCATATTTACGGCTTGCAGGTAGTAACCTGCGAAGTTAGAGGTTGCCAGCTTCAGCAGCGGAACCATGTACGGCTGATCGATCAGAGTTGAATCGAGAATAGCCAGGGGTTCAACGCGAGCAGGTTTAGTCAGGTCAGCAAGCGAAGAAACTTGCAGGCCATTCTTAGCCAGGTTGAATACAGTCTGCATCAGCGCCTGACCAGCGACTTGAGCAGCGGTTGACGCAGCAGCTGCACCTGCAGCGGCGATAACTGGAGCTACCATGTGTCTCTTCCTTTTTGAAAATAGAGAGTATAGAAATGTCAGCAAATAGTTACATCGAGAAAATTGCACAAAACATTGGACAAGTCCCGCGGAACCAAGCACTGAGCAACGCGGCGTTCGGTATTAACATCTTGGGTCGGAATGCTCCGATCCCTCAGAACACTGAGAACCATGGTTATACGTTCTTTACGAAACCGCTGTTCAATTTATCATACGATAACTGCATGGTGGACCGAAGGTTGTCTATGCTGTTACGTGAAGACAAAGATTGTCTCGAAAGATGGGTACGTGCAACCCTCGATCCTTGGTCTGCAAAACAAAAAGATAGTCCGATTTCAAGTACGTTAAATGATCCATTGTCTCCCTTTATTCCAATGCTTTCAAACAACTTGATCTCATTGAATGGCTGGCCAGACTTCACCATTAACATGTCTACAACCACCGCAGGTATCTACCGTGACTCGATGGCATATGTAGACGATGTACCCTACCAGTACGAAACGTATACGCTCCAAGCAACTTACCGGAACGTTGAAGGTGACCCTGTAACACTGCTGCATTTCATGTGGTTGTTAGCACAAGGTTTAGGTAAGGAAGGTCGTACGATGCCTTATCCAGAATTAGTCATGATGAACGAACGAGATTACGATACACGGATCTACCGGTTGATTATGGATCAAACCCGTACTTACGTTACTCGTATCTTTGCTTGTGGCGCAGGTACTCCGGAGAATGCTCCGACTGGTGAGATTGCTAACTTTACTGGTGATGGTAGTGAAACAGGTTCACAAGTTATTTCCAGTCAGTTGAATTTTAGTTATCGTTGTAACGGTGTAACAACTTACGATCACATTCTGATCTATGAGTTTAACGACCTACAACAAGACTTCCATCCACTGATGAAAGATGATGCTCGTGAAACATCGATGCATTTGTTGTACCCGTGGGAGAAAGCTTATTTCAACTACCGAGCTTACCCACGTATTAATCCAACCAACATGGAACTGGAATGGTGGGTATCTAAAACGGAATACGAAGCGATGAAGTCTGGTAACATGCATACCGCTCCTACTCCGACGACTACCCAGAATCCAAACCAAGCTACTGAGGCAACCCAATGAGTCAATTCAAAGAGCGGATTTATAATGCTCGTCGTAACCCTAGTCAGATGCAGCAGATTGCATTGGAAGAACTCGATCAACAACTCCAAGGCAAAGGTACGTATGATGTACCCGATGCAACTATTCCATTCGTAGCGTCGATGGAATGTGGTACACTTGGTGTCTCGATGGCTATCACCGAGATGGAAGCACAGATGCGAATGCTCAATGCTCGGATGGCATTGACACAAGAAGAAGTTTACTACCACATGTCGACTGATGACTATATCGGTCGGTTCGCTACTCCTGCGACCACAGAGTTCCATCTGTATCTGGGTTACGAAGAGATCATCCAGAAAGCCATTGCTTATGGTGATCAAGGTGCACGTAAGTTAGTGATCCCACGACTGACTCAGTTCCTAGGTGGCACTACTCCGTTCACTATGCAGTACCCGATTGAGCTACGGGTTCTACGTCATGGTGGTCTACAGATCGTTTACGACGGTACTGACGTATCGCCAGTAGAAACACTGAAGACTAACCAAGTAACGTGGGACATGTTGAAGATGGCCCGTAACCGGGTAGTTCGTTTGAAGATCCCGGTACGACAGTTCCGTGTAGAAACTGCTACGGATGCACTCAGCCCATCAACGTTGTTTGAGAACTCTTACACGTTCACCGACAAGTTCTATTTTGCCCGTGTGTATCTGAACGATGGTGGCGCTAACTCTCCATGGCGTGAAGTTAAAACTACGCACACCGACCAAGTCTACGATCCGTTGAATGTAACAGCAGTGTTGCGTGTAGTGGGCCAACAACTACAGGTTGCCATCCCGACTATCTATACCAACACTGGTCAGGCTACTGGTAAGATCCGCGTTGACATCTATACCACCTTGGGTGAGATGGATGTATCGATGGCTGACTTCCGTCCTGATCAATTCCAAGCTAAGTTCAATGCAATTGATGATGACACAACTTACGTGTCGCCTCTTAACACGTTCAGTATTAAACAAGCCCTGAACGTATCTCGTGTTTCTGGTGGAGCAAACGCCCTTGATCTCGTCACTATTCGTAACCGCGCCATTGATAACACAATGGGTGATGCAGATATCCCAATCACTGATGTCCAGTTGGAAGCAAAGCTCGATCAACGTGGTTACACGCTGGTATCCAACATCGACAACATTACTGATCGACAGTTCCTCGCCTCTCGCCGCTTGGGCACTCCGCAGTCTCTCGATGTTGTAAGTGGTGCTGGTTGTGTAATGTCACAACTCCGTATCAACATGGAATCGATTGCTGCATCTGCACACGTTGCCGACAACGGTGACCGCATTACTATCCTGCCATCCATGTTGTATCGTTTCTCTAACGGTAAAGTAACGATGGTATCGGACGGTGAACTGGCTGGCATTGTTGCAAGTGATCCGGAAGACATTTCTCGTTTGGTTAACGAATCGCGTTTCGTGTATTCGCCATTCCACTACGTGATGGATGCTACCGATGACAACTTCGACTTCCGTCCTTATTACCTGGACAATCCAATCATCACTGAGAAAACATTCGTAGGTGAGAACGATCGTTCTAATCTCCAAGCGGCTGTAGATGCTTACGAGATCGAACGAACTGAAGATGGTTACCTGGTACGTATTCGTTTGACTTCCTCGCAGACATTCAAAACACTGGATGATTCACAGGTAGCCTGTCAAATTGGTTATCGACCTACGGGTGAAGATGTATTCGCTTCTGTAATGGGTCGTCAAGTAGCATTGGAGAACCAAGAACGTGTGTTCGAGTTTGATATCAAAACGAACTACGACTTTGATTCTAGTGGTGAACTCTACACTACTAACATGTCTATCTTCTCGAGTGCACAGACTAACTTCAAAACGAAGCTAGAAAATGAATTCGACATTTCGATTCTGGTTGTGAATGCTATTACTCCAGGTTACCAGCCAAACGAAATCGATGCCATGGTTGAATCACATCTGTTGCCGAACGAATGGATGCTCGTTACTCGTGAGCGTCTGGAAGTTACACTGGGCTACGACATGACTCGTATCTGGCGTCGTAACCGTTCGGTACTGGGTGAGGAAGACTACCAGCGTTGGACTACTAACGTTCCTAAGACTTGGACGGATAACGTCTACGCTACGGATGAGAATGGTAACTTGATTATCGAGATCGGTCCTAATGGTGAAGTCATCATGGATCTGTTGCACGCTAAAGGTGATCCTGTATTGGATTCCAATGGTGAGCAAGTCTGGCTCCACCTGAAGAACGATCCAGTTATCGTTAACGGTAAGCCTGTGTTGGTAGCTCCACGTAAGTTGTTGCGTGAAGTTACTATCCTGATGATCGATGGCCTGTTCTACTTCGCTACTGAGTCCACAGCTGTCGCATACCAAAAAGAAATCCCTATGGAATTCGTTAGCTGGTTGCGTTCAGATATCGATGACATTAGTAATCGACTGTTGGAGAAAGCTGAGCTGTACGTCTACCCAACACAGACCTTCGGTGATACGGTGGTTAGTGTACGTGATGGTCAGCGTGCAACGATTCAGATCGACCAAGCCTTCGCTATTACTCACTGGCTGAAACCTTCGGCTTACACGAACGCCACGATTCGTCCTTCGCTTATTGCTAACGACAAGCAAGTGCTGGATGATAAGATCTCGCTCAAGACTGTATCCCGTTCGGATATCGTTTCGCAGATTGGTGTTACTTCGGGTGACGATGTATTGGCTAACGAAGTGAATGGTTTGGGTGGCGATGAGAACTATCCGATCTTGACCGTAGAGGACGATGCTGTTCGGTTGTCTGTACGTAAGAAGATGGTTGTGTTGGCTAACCAACTGTTGACGGTAGAAGATGACGTAACTGTTAACTTCCTCCCACACGAGGTTGCTGAATAACGGCATAGAGCCTTCCCCTAGGGGAAGGCGTTTATGTCATTTCAGCTTTTGCAGTTCTGCAATGAGATTCTTCATCTCTTTCACAGTCTGCGCTGATGGGTTCTTCGAACGGAAGTCCAGCATCAGGATTTCGATAGCGCTCGCGTAATACTCACGATAAGTCTTAGCTGCTGCTACTTGTGCCTGAGCACATTTGTTGAAGAAACCAACGATCTTGTTGAGATGATCAACAGCTTTAGTGATCGAATCAATCACAGTCTGCGCGCGTTCAGCTTGAGCAGCATCTTCGATCTTGATAGAACGAATACGAGCTAAGGCATCAGCGGTAGCGCCGTAGTGTTTGACCAGTTCATCGAAGTCGATAACTTGAACCTTGCGGAACTTCTCGATCTCTTCCCAGAAATCAGCACCTAGTTGGTCTACCAGATAGTCTGGTTCCGAAGACAACAACTGCATCTCATCAACGGACTGGATTACTGCAGCCAGGTCTTGCAAACCACACAGGCCATCATCAGATGGGATCTCTTGGTTATTCATCAATTCGTTCAACACTGTTACACGTGTAGCGATTGATTCCGACGTAGCACGAGCAGAGTCAAAGAGCTGCTTAACCGATTTCACTGCGGCGTCATTAGAGAAGCCGTACAGTGTTACACGATTACGATCCAGGGTAGACCGAGTCAACATGGTTTCACTGAGTTCGGTCGTGGTCTTGGTGGCTTCCGCACCCATAACCCCGTTCAGTGTTTTCATCTTGACGTAGATCTTACGAACTTCGATCAACACGTCTCGAGCTTTAACGAGCTGTGCATCGAGTATTGCGTGCTTCTGCTTCAGGCCTTTAACCCAACGGTAACCTTGCATAACCAGATCGATCAGCTTACGAATCCATGCCTTGATAGTATCGAGTACAACTTTACCGATGTTCTCTAGGCTAGGTTTCAGGTTGAGTAACGAACGTTCTGGAGTATAGAAGTCACCGAAGGCTTCTAGACCAGTTTGTGGCAGAGCGATGTTGTTATCCAGCATTCGCTTTTGGATTGCCTTCAAACCAGTCATGTCATGTGAACTAACACCCTTAGCCTTAATGGTAGCGTGTAGGTCCAACAGGTCATTGATCGCTTCTACAGCAATCTCGAGTTCTGGTTGTAGAGAACTTTGAATTACATCGATGGTTTGTGGAGCTGGTTCTTCAACCAGGGCAACCATCTCAGCTTGGTTCTCGATCGGGTAATCTACAATTGGATCTTCCAGCAGATCAGCCGATACGTCTAAGTCGGGTGGGGTAATTGGCGTAACGATTTCGTCCGTTACACCAGTCTCAATTTCTTGATCCATATCCTACCCCTTAGGCTTCAGCAGTGGATTGACGCAGTACGTCAGCGATCTCGAGCTGGCAACGAATGAAGTCAGGGCGAGAGCTCAGCCATTCAGACATGGCGTACTCTTTACGGGTCAGGCCATCTTCCATAGTAGAAGAGCACAGGGCTGCTTGCACGATGGACGGATCGATAACACCGGCTACCAGTTCGTAACGAATACGAATGATCTCACGGAAAACGTCTTGAGCCATTTTGGTATCAAGAGCAATGTTCTCGTTTACTTGACCACAGATATCCCGGAATGTTTTGCTATGTGCATCAGCACACTCAGCTGCAGTTTTGTCCAGCATCAGGGGGACGTGGAAACCAACAGCGTTGGCAACGAACATGGCGCGAGCCAGGCGGTCGTTGCTGTTAGGGGCGCTCAGTTCTTTCATGATGCGCGCAATCATAAAACCAGTTCTCATTGTCTTGTACCTTAGGCTTTGAATCGGAAGGCTTCAACAAACAGGGAGTTGTTGAGCAGGGCTTCGAGGTTTTCTTCGTGGGTGATCAGTTTCTTCTCACGACGTAGGCGAGGCGATGCCAGTTCAGCCATGTAGTCATAGAGATCTTTACCGACGTGGTATTCTTTTAGCAGTTCATCCAGTGCATCGATGTCTGCTTGGATAGGACTCACCAACGAACGATCTTTAACGGTCTTCAGTTGGTTAATGAGATCCAGACGGATTTTCATTACACGCTCTTTCGGGTTGTCGTAACGACCAGCGAAGTTGAAATCGTTATCACCCGATACGGTCATCAACCACAAGATGGTAAATGGCAGGAACAGAATAGCTGCAGCCATACGGAGCAGGTTACCCCACCACGAAGCACGCATGTCAGTTTCCATGCCGTATGCCTTATACATCCGGTGTAGACCAGTAGCTACCGCACGACCGTAACCCAAACGAGTGGCAAACATGTCAGCCATTTGTTCTTCACGCTTGTGTGCAGAACTTGGGTTGTCGAACAGATAATGACGTGGAGCTTTCTTGTACGTGGACAAAATAGCACGACGAGCTTTATCTGGGGTAGGACTGTTAGTAAACGTCTCGCGTTGGTCTTCTGGGATATTCTTTACCAGCCAAGTGTGGTCGAGAACTTCCAGGTTGTATTCGTTACGCTTGTTACCCAGTACAACGTCAATGCCGTCACTCAACATGTAGTTGAGGTAGATGTAGTCGGACAGTGTTACGAACAGGTTGAATGCGTGACCACATTCATGCAAGATGATACCAGTGATCTCTTCGTCGGTGTAACCGTTAGCGCCCATGAAGAATGCTTCAGAACAGTTAGACTTGAACTTCAGTTCGTCAACCATAGGACCTGTAGCTTTCAGGTTCTTCAGGTCAACTTTGGTAACATACTTCAGACCATCTTTGGAACTGATGCGTTCAGTTGGAATGTATTTGGACCACGTAGTACCTTGGTGACCCCAGTATTGGAATGTCATCATCCAAGCATCTGGATGTGGACCAGGAGTAGAAATGAATTCTACGTTAAGACCAGTCATCTTCACGATATCACTGAGGCCTTTCAGTGACTCGGTACTGACTTGACCAGCAAGTTCATATGACGACCGCATCTTTGCAACTTGTGCCTGGATAAGTTTACCCAGTTCACGAGAGACATCAACAGAGATGACCTCGTTTGAAACTGTAAATTGTTGTAGCATGGTGGCTTCCCATGGTCAGCTGATTAATCATAAAGATAAGGCTTTGGAGCGAAATACTCACTAGCATAATCTGATGTGATCAACCATCTTAAAGGAGTGTCTAATGTCGACTATTGAATTTAGTCCAGAGGACGTTATTGGGCGTGAAGCAAAACACATCACGTACGTCCCAGACCAGTTCGGTAAACAACATGATGCTCACTTTGTAAAAGAAGTTTTGCATTTAAAGGGCGGCGGTACACATAGTCGTCTGGTTAAGTGGGAAGACTACGAGCGTAATTATTACCTTACACAGAAGGGTCGTCGTAATCACCACGAAAAGAAAGACTACGAACTCCTGGAGAACTTGACTAAGTACAAGTCGACTCAGGTTAACTTAGCTCGTAGCATTGCTAAAGCGTTAGGTGACTTTTCACAAGGACCTAACCCACGACTGCGTAATCTGTCACGTAGTCCTTATTTGTACGGTTCTGATGTAAGTTCGACTTGCTGCTTGAAGAACGATTATCAAACTCGGTATCCGGGTCTGATCTCGCGTAACACTGTAGCGGGCGGTGACATCGAGACAAACGTCTACGAAGCACACAACGAAGATCAGATCATCTGTATGTCGGTTACACATAAAGAGAACGTGTATCTGGCTTATCTTAAGCATTGGGTCAGTGACATCAAAGATCCAGTGGGTGATACGTATGCCGAGATGGATTCTATTCCAGAACTCAAGGCATTGATGCACGGTCGTAATCTGAAGATTGAAGTTGAGGTAGTTGATACTCCAGCGGATATCATCATTCAGTGCTTCAAACGACTGCATTCTTGGAAACCTGACTTCTTTGCTTTCTGGAACATCGAGTTCGACATGAGTCGAATTCTGAAAACATTGGATCAGTATGGTATCGATCCGAAAGAAGTATTCTCGGATTCTTCGGTACCTAACAACTACAAGTATTTCCATTTCAAGAAAGACCAAGCAATGATGACTACAGCTTCGGGTGTATCGAAGTCTCGTGGTCCTCAAGATCAGTGGCACTGGATTACAGCTCCAGCGACATTCCAATGCATTGACTCGATGTCAACGTATCGTGTAACTCGCTTGGCTAAAGGTAAAGAACCTTCTTATGCCCTGGGTTACATTCTGAACAAAGAGCTCAGTGTTAACGAAGAGAAAGAACTGAAGAAAGAAGGCGACTTGTTAGACTTCATGAAGAAGTGTTACAAGAAGCTGAACGAAACTGCTGGTTCTTATCCGCATTGGTTTATCAACGATCAACCAGTACATTGCTTGGACGAAGCAAAGATCGGCGATGTTGTTTGTCTGAAAGTAGATTTCGGTAAGTTGGACTTCGAAGCTGTTGCTAACCTCAACGGTATCGAATGGCACCAAGCGATGCAAACGAAGTACAAGATCAAATATGGTCTTTACAACATCATCGACAGCATGCGTCTGGAACAACTTGACGAAAAGATCAACGACTTGGCTCGTTCGATTACTTTGTTCTCGAAGTCTTCTGACTATAAGAACTTTAGCTCGAACCCAAAACGTCTGATCGACGACATGCACTTCTGGTATTTGAAGCGTGGTCAGGTTATTGGTTCTAGTTCTGATCAGATGGTACACGAACTGGATCAGTACGTAGTATCACACCGAGACTGGATTGTAACGTTACCGTCTTACATGGCGGGTCAGCATGGTATCAAGTGTGTTAAGGACTTACCGAACTATCACACACTGATCTTTGTTCACGTAGCTGACTTGGACATTGTATCGACTTATCCAAACGTATCGCAGATTTTGAACATCGCTCGTGAAACTACGGTGATGGAATTCTCGGCGATTCAAGGTGTGTCGGAACATTGGCGTCGTGAGGCTGGTGTTAACTTAACTGCGGGTCGTGTTAACTCAGTAGAGATTACTCAGAAGCTGATGTCTGCTCCACGTATGGATACCATGTTGTTGGCATTCATGGCGCACATCGGTATGGCTGAACCTACACTGGATCAAGCACAGGCGGTAACCCCCGAAAAGAAGGGTGTACCAGTGGAAGCGGTATGATGGATACGAGTGTTCATCGCAAGGAGATAAGCGGTTCTCTGCGATGTTCGCTCTCATGCCAGATGGGCGTACTATTGAAGCCCATTATCAATGCGACGTGAAAGGACATGCTCCAGGTTCTACTGATTGGCGATTAGGTAAAGGGAAGCCCCCTGTAGATCGCTCTAAGGACCTGTGGGCCGAGTACAAGAAACTCTGGACCGTATGGGCGGATCTCAATCCGGAGCTCATGCGTGAGCTTGCAGAGGCTTGTGCGTTGATGGACTACACGTTGTCTGATAAGTTCGCTAACACTGATATTTCTCAAGCACGTGCACTATGTGAGTTGTTGAATGAGCGCTTTTGCTGATCGTTATAATGAACTGTTTGAATTTGCTAATCACGTTGGATGGGATGGACATGCAGCTAACCCTGTGTGCCCATTAACTCGCCAGAGCTCTGAACAAGTTTGGATGGAGTACGGATTGGCTAATAAAGAGCATACTCTGGAGTTCGATACACTCGGACAAGCTATCTTTGAAGTGCCTACGGTTCATGGTGTTCTAGAGCTTGTAGTCTTTGAGCATCAGTACTATGCATCGATCACGAAAGGTGATTTGGTTGTCATGGCTCCAACAGTTCGCGACATAGTAGCCTTCCCCTAGGGGAAGGCTTTATGCCGTTATGGCCTTATGACTTCCACAAGTTCTAGCACTGGTAGCCATGCGCCACTCGTACCAACCTTCTGTATGTAACTACGGAAGTATGCGTTGCTATTACCTGCGGCCACTATGGCGTATTCAGTGTATGTCGGTCTAGACTCAATGCCAATGACCGAACTCCCAGGTGCCCCGTATGTCGCCCATTTGGCATCAATGCCATTGGTGGACCAAGTTCGTTCGATCAACTTAGACCATTCTGAGTTTTGAATAGTTGGATCAGTCGACAGGGTATTGTTCGGGTCAATTGTACTGACGCTGATTAATCGGATTCTAAACTTGCAGGTAGATCCGTCCTGTGCAACCATCGTTATTTCTTTAAGTTGGTTGACTGGACCATCTGGTATGGATGGGTATTTCCCAGGACCATCTAAGCCATATACAAAACCAGCAGCGTATAAATTATTCCAGCTCATACCCGTACGTAATACACGCTTAGGTACATAAATTACTTTTTCATTGAACAAATATTTTGCCCATAGTCTTGCAGTGCCCCGGTTAGCAGCAACCCCTGACAAGGTTACATTAGACAGTGCCTCGATTTGTTCTGGTGTAACAAACTCTGAGTTATCTAAGTCACCGAATAGTCCAGCCTTATACGTCTCATCGTATCTGATGAGCGTAGTTGGACCTGGGCCATTGTCAGGGATGGTAGGAAAATTTGCTCTGTACACACCCGAGCCAAGTAAAGCTTCAAACATAATTAGCACCCCCATTTAATTCTACACACACTATTACGGCATAAAGCCTCCCCTAGGGGAGGCTTTATATCAGCAGTAACGCTGGAAGAACTCAAGCAGCCAGCCTTGGCGAGCAGCAGGGAACTTACGTAGCAGGTAAGGCAGATCGATTTGTTTACGAGCAGCTTTGTCTGGATCGGTGTAGACATGGAAGATCGACAGCAGGTTAACGTGAGTTTCCTGGATGTCACCTTCAGTACGCAGAGTACCAGTGAAGCGAGTAGCGTAAGTAGGCTCGAACAGACCATTACGGTTTGCTTTGTAGAAGTCACGGAAGTAAGCCATGGCATTGCCGAAGCCTGCTGGGTCTTCCAGTTTCAGGATATAGCGGAACAGGTTGTCGAGTTCTTTCTGTTCTTTGGCACCGATCTCTGGAGTAATCGGGGTACCAGGTTTGCACGCTTTGAGATAGCGCTCAGTTTGGGTTTTCAGGTATCCAACATTCATTGCAGTCAGCCCTTGTGGAATTACAGTTTCTGTTTGTACGACCGGTTCAGCGATCGTTGGCTCAGGAGTTACAGCGGTAGGTTGCTCACCTACTACCTTCACAGAATTGCTCTGCATTTTCTTGTAAGCCCGAATAACGTCTTCAGGTTTATTCGATTGCGAACACAGATCCAAGCGTTTGTTCAGTTCTACCGCCAGCTTAGCATCGGTAGTTTCGCCAACAGAGCGGAGCTCACCCAGTGCCCATGCTACTAGTTCTTGGGTAGTCCATTCGGCGGCAGGGCGACGAGCACGAGTAACGTCATTACGCCATGCTCCATTCGAAGTCTTTGCAGGTTCCAGGCCTTGGGTAAGGAAATCGATCAGGTCACGAACAGACCACGCCGCATCTACTTTCTCAAGTTGGCGATACGCTTTAGCCAGTGCACCGTATTGGTTTTCACCGATGCCTTCCAGCAGTCCAGCAAAACCATCTAGGATTTCATCAATACCCCAGGTATCAATAGAACGTTCTTTACGGGTTGGGTCACTTACGATGGATCCACGTTCGGTGTGGGCGATGATGCTTCCGCCTGTGGCGATCCACTGGTCGATGTGTTCGTCGGTCCAGCTATCAGGGACTTCATTTGTTTTACGAAATCCTGCGTAGTCGAACACCGGTTCTTCAACGCCTGTATCAGTGGTTTGTTCCACTGGGAGCTCGTCATTGCTCCCCGATTGGTTTTCATCTAGTTGTTCCATTGCGGTTTCTTCATTAGCCTTGTAGGCACGGTATTGGTTGATGATCCAGTCCACAGCGTCTTCTACATCTTGACCTGTGAAATCTGCACCGGTGAATTCAAGTTCTTCTTTGGTGAAGAGGTCGTAAACATATCCTGTCGGTTCATTGACATTGTAATCAAACCACCGATCGACTAGAGCTTGGTTGCTTTGCATGAACCAAGTCAGCGCTAGGTTAGCTTCTGAAGGTCCTGCTGGTTCGGCTTGAACGAAGTCTGGATAACTCCACAAAACTTTTTCTGGTTCTTCGCCTTTCACCAATTCGCTATCATTCTTGGCGACTTGTTCGGAGAATTCAGCAGCGGTCAGTGGAACGGTGGTCATTGGTTGAACCGGGATTGATCCATCAGCTTGACGGAAAGATTTACGCTTATTGCCCATTGAGGAGTCCTTGTTAACTATAGTTCAAAACATAAGGGTATCAAGTAGAAACAAAAAAAAAATAAAGGAGTGGAGCCCGAAGGCTCCATTAATAATAACTCTTAACTTCCGGTACGGTGTAGTACACACGTTCTGGATCTTTGTTGAGTCGCTTGTTGATTATCTGGAATGGATAATTCGTTATGTCTACTGCTACACGGAACGACGGATAAGTAATCCCATCAATGAAGATAGGTCTAGCGAACTTGTTCCTTTCCGGCATAGCGGCAGCTAACGATTCTATTACCTTCGGCGTGGTGTGTCGATCCCACATCAAGTTCAACATCTTAGGTGACTGCTCAAAGCGTTTAATAGCTTCGGCATAAGTCTCCTTCATTAACTTGACGATGTACTCACCGTGACAATACTCGAACACCTGCTGCATGTAGATATTCGGATGACGACCGATGGTTAGTTTCCATTCCATCTGTTGTACCGCCCTATGGATATTATCGGACTTACCTATCCAGATGAACCCATTGGGGAAAGCGACTTTATAGACTCCTTTGTTTTTGGTCAGGGGTGTTTTCGTTTCATTGAGTGATAGCTTCTTAGTACGAGCTTCACGTAGCCGTAACAGCAACACACGTTCTGCTTGTTCTAAGTTCTGACATACCTCAATCTCGAAAGCAAAGTCCTGAGTGTTTTTAGTTTGATTGAATAGTTCTTGGCACTTACGCGATTTGTGCAATCCTTCACACAACAATGCATGATGCCAATCCTGCTGCTTAGCGAAGTTATTCGTCATCCCTGAGAACACTTTATCTGTAGCGATGTGTCGTAGGTGGAAAACACCGTTAACAGAGTCAAAGAACATATAACCTCCAGACGGCATATACAGGGACTGTTGCGTCCCTGTAATATAGTTCTAAAACTTTGTGGGATCAAGTAATGCGTTTATGCATATCCCATTCAACCGTACGCAGTACCGTGGCGTGCATCTTCGCCAAGAACAGGCTAAGGAATCGACCACCTACACCAGCAGCAGCGGCTGGGATACCGTTAGGGTTTTCAGCCAAGGCCGCACCAGCACACACAGCGCAGATGTTCTTGCCTTTACCCAGAATGCCTTTGTCTACGTCACGACCAGTCTTACAAGACATTGGTCCACGGATCTCAATGGTCTTGCCGACTAACGAGTTCAGCATCTCTGCTGTCAGTACAGTCGTCTTACCGTTTTCAATCATGCCGTAACCCACCAAGCTACCATTAAGGTAAGGATGGATAACAGTTGGGATACCGATGTGAGTACCACAATCGTGTTCAACAATTCGAGCAGTACCAACCATTCGATAAATCGTCTTAGTCGACTCACCACCGAGTGCAGTCTGTTTGCCTCGGTTATAAGAACCAGCACGTAGGGAGTTGAACATGACTGGAAGCTTATCCATGTCAATGCCTTCTTCCAACGACTTAGCAATCAGTTCTACTTTCGTACCATCAGAGAACGCAGATTCACCACCGAACATGTAGTGAACTTTCTTACGTGCACCTTCTAGCTTCTTCTTCGAACGATAGAACTCTTCGGATTCGTCACCCGCCAGATAATCGTCATCGACCTTCTTCAGCAACGTACTGAGTTCAGCAACTGCAGCAGGGTCAGTTAGACGATGCTGGTTATCAGCAATCCACTTAGAACGAATAGCGTCTCGATCTGGTGAAGCCATCAACGATTTCTTAGTCGTAGCTGTAACCACACCATCCGAGTAAGCTGGCAGTGTCAAAATGTGTTCAGCAAACATCAGGTACTGTCGAACGTAAAGCTTCCCATCTGGTGCTTTCAGATTCGGATCATCGTTGTCTTCAGGATCATCAATCATCCGTGCTAGGATTTCTTTCTCCAACTTACCCAGGTTAAACAACCCAGTCTGGAATTCAAAGATATCCCCGAACGGCAATACCAAACAAAGGTGGTTTACGAACACGTTACCGTAAGTGGTTTCGAGTGGACCTGTACCTTTGTAGTTATCGATCTCACCTGGACTAATAGTGATCGCATCACGGAAGTGCAGCAATGCTACATCTTCTTTGTATTCTTCCAGGTATTCTTTCTGATCGCCTGAACCCGGTACGAAGAAGAACAAACCTTGCTCGTCCTTATACAACCGGTAATCGTAATGCTGTTCGAATTCGTTGATGTTGTAAACGATGGAGAACAAGCAGTTCATCCATTGGCGTTTCTTGTGTAGCCCTTGTGAGAGCCCTTTTAAAAAGTAATCACGCGTCTTCATTGGTCGTGTACCCTTCCAGGAAAGCAACCAATGGCTTAATGGAGTTAAGCATATTGGTGTTATCGATATTGTTGTCTGTGAAGTCCCCAATCAGATCACGTGCCTTACGAGGAATCTCTTCTACTGGAGTGTTGGATAACAACAGTAATCCAAAGATCTCCATAGCTGCATGTTCTACTTCTTTCCGATCGAGTGCTTCCAACGATTGTTGTAACAGTGGTGAGATCTCACGAGTACCGATACGTACACCGTTACGGGATAGATCCAGCAACATAGAAAACGTACCTTCACCAAACGCACGGATGTAATCGTTGACCATCTTCACACGTTGGAGTGGAGTAGGATCAGCATCATCTAAACCACGATAACGAACTTGTCGTTCGATCTCTTCTTTCATGGTATTCAGTAAACGTGGCGATACCGATACGATCTCTGGCCATGCTTCGTCCATCTTCACAGAAGTGAACAATTGACACATATGAGCTAGGATCTCTTCCGGCATGAATCCACCTTCGAACAACAATAACAGTTGATCTGGGATTACATACTTGTCGAAGTTAGACAACACGTCTACGATCGATTGACGGATCTCTTGCGTAGCTTCCATCGATACTTTAACTTCATGTTGTTTGAAGATTGTTTCGTGTGCATACCAGATGACATCCTCAATACGTGATACGAGCATCTCGTTATCACACATGCCATCTTTCATCTCTACGATCTGATGGAGTTCATCTAATGCAGCTTGGTAGTCCAGTGACTCTAGGGACGCTACACAACTAAGAATGACGTCCTTACGTTCCTCTGTGATCAGAGGCGTAAGTACACTGTCTATAATGAATTGCATTAAAAAGCCCTCTTCCTTTGATTTTAGTAACATACTGTTGCGTTATAAGTCAAAGTTTACCGTGTAGTAAATTACTCAGGGCTTGATACTATGTTAACAATCCGCAAATTTGCACACAAGGAAACAACATGAATCTTCCAACTCAATCTGCTCTGGCTTCCACCCTTCAACTGGCTGAAGTGGTGGCAGATGTACGCAGTGTTACTCGTTCGGGTGATACTGTCACTGTAAACGTTGCCAACGATCAAGACTACGCTGATCAACCAGCTACTCTGGACAATCCAATCAACAAAGAAGTCGCCCTCGAAGTCCAATCTTTTGTAGCTGACAAGCTGCTCAAAACCGAAGGCTGGGCAATCCTGCGTGAACTGTTCCGCATCACTAGCGAAATGATCGGCACCACCCAGCTGTTCGTTCTGCCTGTGATTTCTCAAGATCTGTTGATCCAAGAGAAACTCGGTGAACACTACGAGACCTTCAAGAAAGAGTTCGATGCTCTGAGCGAAGATCTGGCAACAATGTCCACCGCCCTGCTGGCCATGTCCAAGAAACACTTGGAGCGTACTGGTACAGTAGCTGTCGAAGACCAACAACTGGTCGCCGAACTGGCAAATGGATACAGCAATCTACAAGCCCAAATGGAAAACAAAGTCGGCCCTGAGCTGATGAAACAAATGGAAATCCTGGAAGTAGCCGGTGTAGGTGCAGACGCACTGTACGCTGCTTTCCTGCAAATCCAGGAGACCCCTGAGGAAACCCAATGAGTAACGACTTCCAAGATGATGACGAATTCCAAGAAATCGATCCATCGTTAGCTGTACAATTCGAAAAGCTCATGCCTGCTCCGACTTATGAAGTTGCAGCAGAGCCAACATCTATTTCAGTGGAGGCTACCGATCCGGTAGCCCCTGCTGTGCCGCAAGAGGAAGAAGACGTCATCGATAATGGCGACGAAGAAACCCTGGTTCCTTTTACTCCGGCACAAAAGAAAGTCAACTTCAAGATCGAACGTCCAGTTGACTCGGAAAAGATCCCAGCTACTCTGGCGATCCTGCAACTCCTGCGTGAAAACCCAGAGACCTTCGATGAAGTCCTGCGTGTACATCGTAACTTCTTCTCCAACGTAGAAGGTGGCGAAATCGCGACAGAGCAATCTGACCTGGAATGGTTGGAAACTCTGCGTGATGCTATTGAACACATGGACATGCATCGTACTCCACGGAATGCTACTTACCGTGAAGGTTCTGAATGGCGACAGTTCTTTGAACACGGTGGTCGTAAGATCGGCCCATCTCGTCCAAAGATCAAGCTGTCCGATAAACCAGCTAAGTCTGACTTGCTGGCATACCTGACTCGTAAATCGGGTATGGGTGCTACTCACGAATATCCAATGCCACACACTGGTATCTGGATTCGTCTGCGTACACCAACCAATACCGAGATCGCTAACATGATTCAACGACTGCAGAACATCGCAGTTCGTCTGGGTCGTGCTACCAAAGGTCAAGGTTTCTCTAACCGTATTGCTGTGTATAACAATGCTCTGACTGACCTAGCGCTTCAGTGCATTACTCACACCAACATGGCTGCTACTACTCCGGGTGATATCGAATACCGTCTGAGTGCATTGGATGAACCTCTGCTGCACCACGCGTTGGCATCGACTATGTTCCCTGGCGGTTTCAACTATCGCCACACCTGCATTGCTGATCCATCCAAGTGCAACAACGTCGAAGAAGCTAAGTTGGACATGTTCTCGCTGACCTGGTTCGACATTACCCAACTGGTTGATCGTCAGAAAGACATGTTGCATGTTCGTTTCAGTCGACAGCTACGTGCAGAGGAACTAGACCAATATGCACAAGATACCACTCTGGGTCGAAAGCCTATCAAATGGTTTGATGATATTGGTATTCGCCTGCGTGTCCCTTCAGTTGCTGAGAGACGGGATTCTGGAAACCGATGGATTGATGGCGTAGTAGAAGCTTCCCACAGCGCATTCAACGAGGCTCCAGGTGATGCGAACCGTAATGCATACATCGATCGACTGGGTTCGATTACTGGTGCACGTCAGTACTCTCATTGGGTTGATGCCATCTACCAGCGTGAAGATGAACACGCTAGTGAAGAACTCCTGACTGAGAACGAAGAGATCATCGATGAATATCTGTCCAACGTAATGTCGGATAAGAAGTACGCAGCTGCTTTCGAAGCTGCTGTGCTACAGTTCATTGACGATACGATTCTGTGCATGGTTGCTATTCCTTCGTGGAACTGCCCTGTGTGTGAATCTCCAATGGCCGAGAAGTTCCATGAACGTTTCGATCACTTGATTCCTCTTGACGTAGTATCGACATTTTTTACCTTGGCGGGCCAGAAAGTCAACCAGTAGGTCATACTAACCGTGACCCACAAATGACACGCCTGTCAATTGATCTACTCGACCCACAGGGGCACGTTACGAACTACTCGTTCGGTAAACGTCGTCCTCGTGGTGGCGAGCTTGATCGGCTTTATGCCGAGATGGGTGCCGTAAGACCAACGACTGCGGAGATCATGCTACGCGAGGCTTACCTGGACGACTATGAAATCCGTCCTCCTAATCACCAGAAACATCCTCTTGATGTCGTACGTATGTTCGACAAAGAAGATACGGTAGAAGGTGGTGCTGTTCGATCGATGATGCGTAAGTACATTCGCTACAACATCAAAGAACAGTGGGGCATGTCTTATCCAGAGTTCATGGAACTTCCGTATGACGAAGCAATGTTTATCCTGGAGATAGGCGAAGCTGACATGATGCGTAAGGTAGATGAGCAAGGTCGTATCAAACGTGATATGGATCGAGAGATCCGTGACATGCAGCGTCAGCCAAAGTAAAAAAAATACAGCATAAGGCTACCCCGAAGGGTAGCCATTATGTCGTCTCAATACTTCGTCTGCTGGATCTCTAAGATCTCTGCACGCAGACGATTTTGAATTTGGGTGATCTCATACATGCAGATGCTGGTGGTTACGATGGTTACAAAGATACCAACCAACAAGGCGATCATGATCTTGCCACGGTGCATGACAAACCACTTGTTGTCGTTGTGGGACTTATACATCATAGCCCCTACACCGAATGGAATGATACCCATCATCATTGCAAGAATGAAAGCGCTAATATTCAGTAGCATTACATAGACCCCACGATTTTATTCATGGTAATGGCAATATAAGCAGAGCCAATACCCCAGATCAGCAGCAGGCCAACAATGCTACCGACCAAAATTTTTACACTCACTTTGAGGGATCTGATTTCCCATGCGCGTGCGTCTTTAACTGCCTGACTGGATGCATCGGTTACTGGGTATGTGATGCACATCAGCATCAACAAAATCATTACCAAGGAACCGAGCATACCAGCTGTGCAGATTAAATAGACCGATAACAAGACGTTGTAGAGCATTTACATTACCCGGTAGCACATTAAAGTGGATCGCAAGAAGCACAGTGTGGGGACTGTTACGAACAACAGCGTGAGTCCCAACATTGTACCGATGTAGGCCATTGCGATTGTTTCATAGTAGCGGTTAGCCGTGTCGTATACACGGATGTGGGCGACGAACAGGACCACTAATACCAGTTCGATGAGTAGCAACGTGCCACCCATGCCCAGGAAGTATCTAACTACTGATAGGGATGGTTCCACAGACAGACTCCTTCTGAACAGGGGGCTCATTAAGCCATTGGGGTGGAGGGAATATTTCAACTATCGAAATCCATTGTCCAGCGAACAACCCAATGATTAGGATAAACGCTAGCGTCAGATCTGGCAACCACTTGGGTTTGTACTTAACCAGTTCACCATTCAGGTATTTTAACATCAACCAGGCGGAGATACATGTCAAGAACAAACCTAATGTGAGCAACATAACTGATCCTTAAGTCAACTTCGTAATGATAACCAACGCGCAGTAGCCAGCCAACAGAATCAGCAGACCACCGGCAAACAAACGTACTGCCGCTCCACAACCAGTTTTAGCGCTAGCTGCAAAGAACAGCATGCACACACCAGCGAGGAACGTTACAAAGATGGGTGCAATCATTACAATCCACATGATCGTATCCTTAAATGAAGGCTATATTCACGATTGTAATATAGCCTTCAGAGAAGTTTAAATCATGTCCTTGAAGTACAACCAGATTGTTGTAACGATCCCCATGATCATAATGAAGAACGATCCCAAGGCGATACGGTGAGGCCAGGAGTTCTTCCAGCTGAAGTAAGGGATAAGGTCAGGGTAGCAACGATCACGGTACCACACGGACGCCAGACAGATTAGCGTGGCAATAATCCATACGGCTATTGCATATTTCATTTTATCCTCCGACGAAATAAAGTAGCCCCCGAAGGGACTACGAGATTCTTTTCAAAACCATGTTCAAGGCTTTACCCATGAAATGATCGGCTTTGTTCCTGTGGTAGCGAACTTGCTGGGGAATGTGCTGACAAATCATGTACGTCAATCGAGGAGTAATGTCAGGGAACAACTTCAACTTACGCAACCGACCCAAGATCTGGATGTTATCCTTCTTGGAGTCTGTAGCTTGCAGCAATAATACTTCACGCAAGTTGGGGATGTCAACACCTGTACCGGAAGACTTAATCGTCGACACGGTTACATCGTTTTCCATCAACCTTGAATAAGGAGAACCTGAGTAGTGTTCGTTGATCTGGAGATCCCCGTACTTCTCTTTCAGGAACTTGACCAGCTGATCAATAAACACAGTCGTCGCACAGAGAATCAAAGCTTTCTGTTCTTGGATGCGATCATGGATGTACTGACCATAAAGAATGCGAGCAATCATCTCGTTATAAGCGGTGAGACGTTTCTTCGACTTCATCATCTGCGTTTCGTAACGCGCATGGTTATACGTGTTCTTAAACGGAGTCAGGTAATCACGAGATGTAACGGATGCATCGCTGTACAACACACCTACCACGTTGATATACGAATCATACTCAGGCAACCGGCAGCATGTCTCCGGTGGGAGCATCAAGTCGATCATCTTCGTAACGTAGTCGTTACCCGTGAACGGTGTAGCTGACAGATAGATCTGTTTTGCAACGTTGGTGTACATGTCTGTACGGAACAACAGCCCTGGGTCTTCTTGGATCTCATCGTTGATCTGTAGACCAATCTTCAGAGCTTCGTGGAAGCGCGGAGGAGGGGCGTTATAGCCTACAGTGTGGAGTTGATCACCCAAGCGTTCGAATGCATCTATATACGCTCGATACGTGACGTTAGATACTAAGACGACATCGATTCCCGCCAAGTCATCTTGAATACCGCGATCGATCATCATCTGGAGTTCTGCTGAACCGCTGACTCGAACGAATCGTAATTCGATATCCTCGTAAACATCTTTCAGTGCTTCTTCCCAAATACCGAAGTACTTAGGTGGAACCATGATACACGTACGACATGCTAATGCAGCTTGTGCTTCAAGACTGGTGTAAGTCTTACCTTTACCGGTTTGTAGGTCTACCCGTGCAGAATGCAGATGTGGACGCAGGATGTCTTCCAGAATAGTCTTCTGGTAATCCCGCATTGAGAACTTCTCTTTTACCGTGAACGTAGCCGGAGCTGCGACCGGAACAGGAATGTCAATTACCTTAATGCGGTCCTCAGGAACTTGAACGTTCGCTAGGTGCTTCACTAAAGCTTTATATGAATTCCTGTGGATGAAAATGCTTCGGTTGTCTTCGGTGATGCCGTAGTACTTCTTCTTAGTTACCATGACCATACGGCCTTGGACTTTAGTCGGTTCCCTTAGCAACAGCGTATCCAGAAAACGCTGCATTTTATACAACGTGTCCCTGGAATAACCGGATAGGCGTACCCCATGGGTATACCTCTCGGCTACAATCAGTGGCTCCATAAAAAATTAACGAGGTGATGGAGGGCCGAAGCCCTCCACACGCTTCGCCCTCCGCTTAGGCCATGCAACCCCCCATGACTGCGACATCATAAGGGTGGTCGTTCCTGTCTGTATACAGGAAACTGCCTGGGTTATTGAGTGGCTCGTGCTGTTTCTCGAATGCCAGCTTACCAGAGAGACTACGGTTATCCATCAGTTTGTTATACTTCTCAAACTGACCCGTAATACCTGGAACTGGGAGACGATAATCTTTAGCAGACGCCGATACGATCATCATAGCGTATACCAAGACTTCGCAATGAACGATGTTCAGCTTAATCTTTTCATTGATCAAGCTTGCGAATGCAGCAAGAGCATCGACTGGATCTTTATAGTTCTTCAGATAGGTTTTGCTAGTGAAGCCAACCTTGTCTGACGACAGCTTCGAACCATCACCGTTGTCACCCGAATGCAGGAACGATTGTACGCGTTTCATGAACTCGTACATGTTCACGTGCTTATAAGGCAACGTCAGGAATGGTTGAGAGAAGTCGAAACCTGTCATGTCAATCACGATGTTATCGCGGTTGTCAGTGACCCAGCCTACGCGTTGTACATGCTTGAGCATTTCCGTAGACAGACTAGACTTCCGGTTATACAACGATACCGGAAGGATGTCACCGTGATCTTCGCCGTCGTCACCCTTACGAATCAACCCGATGTGGGTCAGTTCAGATGCAGACTCAGCTGGATACGCGGAGAGATCTTTAATCATCAATACGTCAGCCAACGATGTTGCTTCGGCAGACTTGATAACTAGTCTATATCCTTGGTTAGCCAAGTTACTTTTCAAATACAACGTTTCACTCTGATCCCCATCACGGAGATACCGGGCTACAGCACCGGCAATTTGGAACTGCTCTACAGCCGAGGTTGCATCAGTATGCTTGGTGGACAATACCGACGAGGTAATCTTATCACCCATCGATACAGCGGATACCTGACCGATGTTAGTACCGCGCATGATCGAGAAGCTCAGTCGACCATAACAACGAGAACACACACCAGCTGGGTCTGGATGCACACAACCCAGTACCGAACGCATCTTGATCATTTTACCGATCAGTTCTGTTTCAGTGCCACGAATCCAATCCATCGTACCATCATCGCGCATGTAATACTTACCACGCAGCGATTTCAGAGTACTCTTCAGCACAGGGAAGTCGATCAGGATCGATGTACCACAGTCACCTTTGTGGAGGCGCTGTACATACTGAGCGATCAGCTGGGATTTCCGGTTGAAGTATTCGGTTACTCGGAGCAGCTCTTTGTTATACAGCAGAGCTTTAGTACCCGAGCGAGATTCGATCATGGAACCATACAGATCCCAGATGCCATCTACATAACCAACTGTTACCGGGTGCGCGAAGATGTCCGAGTTGATATCCGTTGGATAGCCACGTGGGCCAAACGCTTGGAGCAACTGTTCAAGCTTCTGAGTACCAGAGCGGTAACCTTCAATGATAGAGTTCCCACGGAACTGCGTCGGATCGTCGAAAGCAGCAGCGATCTTTTTATACGCGACTTGTTCGATACCATAGGTCGACTCTTCTACGTTTTCGTTTGCTTCACGAACAGCTGGGTGGTTATACACTTCAGCGATGTCAAACATCGACAGCGTTGCAACATACGGCGAGAGGTTCACCGTAGCTTCGTTGTACAACCAGTTAGTTGCTTCGATAGCCAACTTAGCCAGATGTTCGGGATCGGCTTCTTCATTGGTGTGATCATGAATGCCCCAGATCACTCGGTTCAAGAAGCTAACGAGCGACTTTGCAGTCACTCGCTTAGAACCCATGTGATAATCTTTCAGGATTGGGACATCTGGATACGCCTTCAGCGGATACCAGTTGAGAACGGACAGTTTAGTGATCCGATCTCGTGCCAGCAATTTCTGTCCATCATCAAACTCAATGACATGCCATTCTGAGGGAAGTGCCCACAGCTGCTCATAAGGCAGATTAAGCAAGTCACGGGCTTTGTAATGATTCATTAATACCTCAAGCAGCGTAACGAATTTCGGAGTCTGGTTTGTAGCGCAAACGCAAGCCGCGACATTCCAGCAAATGGTTCAGCAATGCAACTGGGCGAGAGTTACCGAATGGAATTACAGTCCGGTCTACTGCTCGTGGGATGTTCGTTGGTTTATCCGCAGTCAAGATAGAGTTGACTACAGCGATGTGGGCCTGAGGGTTGTTGGTTTGGTCGATGAGTTCGTTAGTAGGTTCTGGTCCTACTACCGAGTTATACGAACGGGTTTCGGATTCACCACAGGATCGAATTGCAGTCTCACGACCTGGGGTAGATGCACGGTCCGAGTTATTCAGCTTCGACGGCAGACCGAACGGTTGAGTTTTAACGGATGCAACAGACGACCAGTCTTCACCGATCTTTTCCAGCAGCATGATGTACAGATAACCCGACAGGATATTATCCTTGGTGGTTACCCAACGACCAGCTTGGTCCTTATACGTCATCGGACCGAAGTTCGGGCGGAACCTGGAATTGATTACTCGGTTAACAGCTTCGATCAAGCTGACCTGGTCTGTAACCGGAGTGAACAGGTAATACTGATCACGCAATACGTGATACACATGCTGATACGGATCTGGATCTTGTTTCAGGATCTCTGGCATCGACGGAGCTACGATCTCATAGAACTCATTCAGTTCATTGAAAGCATAATCAACCCACGCTTTGTCAGCCATTGCTGCTTTCAGCTGAGCTTCCGTTGGAGTCTCATGTCGATCCATCCCTTTCTCTACGCGCAGGCGTTGTACCAGGTCACGAGCAGCAGCACCCAGGCCATGCTCATACAGACGACCATAGTTCGAACGACGCATAGTCGAACCACCGAAGATCACCACGTCTGCACGATTGCCCCATTCATCGAATGGCATATCGGCCCATGGCTTCACTTCACAGACTACACCCTTACCACCGTGCCAGTCGGTAGCTTTATAAGCGCCACCAGGCATTTTGATAGCTTCGTAGGTGATGCTTACACGCCACTCATCCAGAGGCTCCAGACGATACATCCGAGAGAGCTTCCGTTGGTCTTGTTTGACCGGGAGATGGATCTGTGCTTCAACTACGAGTTGGTGCAGTGCTGGACTTACACGGAGCTGATCTTTCCAACGACCATAGAGAGTCTGATAGACTTTTAAGATCTCTCGATAATAGTTCGACAGCGCAGTGTGATATTTCATCAACTGGCCATCCATACCGAGTGGAGTATGCGATGGGTTTACTCGGTCGTCACGATAGATGTTGATGTCAACTACCGTAGCACCAGGAATACCAATCGTAGCCCGGTCGAATGTTCTGTCCAACGTCATCAACGCTCGAGCAGTCATGTCTGCTGGAGACAGATCTGGATCGAGATCCCGCAATGCGAATACCACGCCATCAGGTCGAATCTTCTCACCGATGTCAGGGAATGGTTTGTAGTTGTTCTCGTCTCCATACATGTTCAAGAAGAACGCTTTACGACCAGCGTTACCAATTGCGTCGTTATAGATACGCGGACTCAGTTTCTCCAGAGCTTTGTCGGAGAAGATAAATCCGTCTTCAATGGTACCAGGCATCGACATAAACACAGCGTTCATGTTTACACCTGCACCCCACATCCCGTTTTCACGTACAGCTCGGGTTTGTGCAATAACAGTACCAGCAGCAAACATCTGGCCAGGAACCAGATTGTCCATTACCTTGCGGTTCTTCTCCAGCTTGAAGCCGAAGTCTTGGTGCAACGAGCAATAGTCCGAGATATGCAGGACGTCTTTCGTCTTATGCTTATCGTAATAGTGCTCGAAGATAATGGTTGTTACTGGGTTGCGGCGAATCGCAGATCCCATACCCGAAGTCGGATACTTACGGATTACGTTCAGGATCACACAGTCTACTGGGAACTTCACGTCGAACGTGTATTCACCGAACTGCATTTCCATACCAGCCTGCCAACGGCGAGGCTCGCAGCCTTCTGACTCTGGAGATTGGCCAATGTGCGATAGGAACATCGCGCCACGTGCAGACGATGTCGTTCCATAAAACGGATCGAGACACGCATTGCCCAAAAGTGTTTCATCAATGTTGCGGGTGCGCAACTTTTGTTGGTACTGTTCAGAGACTTGATACAAGTAGCGTTGCTCCTTTTTGGTTTACCAATGATGTGATATAGATTTCAAATCCCATGCAATAGGTAACCCTTATGGCTTTCACAATTTTAGACAAGATGGCTAAGCCTGGTGACGACTTGTACTATGACCCTGCATTCAGGTTAGTACTAGAGACGCACTTGAACTTGCTCATTAGTCAGGCTGCAGCAAGAGAGGAAATCCCATTGGATCTCTTCTATCAATACGAAGGTGACTTTTATGGTTACCTGGTATCTCGCAGTATTCCACCAGAATACCACTTCATTCTTTTACGAATGAACGGGATGACTAATCCGAATCAATTCGCTAAGCAAATGCGTAACCCTAACAACCCTACGGTGAATCCAGTACTGATTCGTCCGAACCAAAACCAGATCGATGGTATTGTTAGGCTCTACATGAGTAGAAAATTTAAATGAATACTGGGAGCCCGAAGGCTCCCAATATGTCGTTACAGTCCGTTAGAACCGTATTGTGGCGCCATTGCTTGTTGACCGTATTGCTGGAACTGCTGACCGTATTGCATCATCGGTTGCTGAACCATTTGTTGCGGCTGTTGGAAGACTTGCATGTACGGGTTCTGCGGTTGCATCATTTGCTGCTGTTGCATTACCCACGGCAGTTGAGCCTGACCACCCGCATTCATCTGCGGCATCATTGGCATCTGCTGAACGATCTGACCGTATTGGTTGACCATCTGCTGCTGTGGATACTGCTGCATCATCGGTTGCATCGTAGGCATTTGTGACTGAGTGCTTGCGAGCAGCTGAGCTACAGTTTGCTTAGGCTTCTGGTTTTGCGGTGCGGATGCAGACGCTGGACGAGAAGCTTGTGGTGCAGTGTTCTGTTGATGCTGGAACATGTTGGCCATCTGTGGCATTGCGCCGGACAGTTGTGGCGTAACTACTTGCTGCTGACGCTGTGCTTGTTGCTGCACTTGTGGAGCCGGTGCAGTTTGAGATTCGTTATCTACTTCGTCAGTGCCACCATCATTACCGTTCAGCGATGGGATCTGATTGTAGATCTTCGGGAACTCTTCGATCCATTCCAGCGGATACAGTTCGATTGGTTTCAGTGGCAGAGCCAGAGGACCAGCGAAGCGATTGATGGATTGGTTCAGACGAGTAGCGATCTTGTGATACGCTTGCAGGAATGCCGTGAAGAATGGAGCAACCCGGCTAACAGTACCAGCCGAATATTCTTCAGGGCTATCACCGAATGGAACGATCAGACGCAGCAGGTTCGAGATCACCTTGCGTTGTTTCGATGGAACCTTAACACCCAGGACTTGATCTTTGTCAGCATCATTGTCCAGTTCATCCAGGATCGGGAAGCGGATAACTGCAACCCGGTTTACCTTCTGGCCTTGGAAAGTACCAGGACCTTTCAGATAGACCGTGATCAGTTTGTTCTGTTTGTGTGCAGCTGGGATAAGCTTATCCAGAATCGCCTGGGTCTTATCAGTAACACCGGTGAGCTTCATCAGCACATCGGACATTTCTGGAGGCAGGTCTTTATGGATGGAAGTATTCAGCGACATCTTGACCAGAGCATCGGCCAGGAACGACACCAGGAAACCCAGATGTTGTTTAACGCTACGCTGCATGTGTTGCAGTACCGGCGAAGTACCTTTACGGGAAAGGCTTTCGCACAGCGGGTGATACGGTTGCAGGTCTTCCGTGAAGCCATCACGCAGACGCTTCTGAGTTGGAATGACCAGGCGAGCACCGTTCACTTTTGCTTCGGCCTTGGTACCGGTTGGGGTGATGATACTCACCAGACCACTGTCGTCCACGTCGTACTGCATGGACTTCAGGATACCCTCATAGACCTTCGAAAGAGATAGCATTCATTACACCTTGTTGAGCTTGAGACGGATTGTACATTGCAGCTGGCATTACCGGATGCGTATATGGAGTTACCATGTATGCATCATGGGCTGGTACACCTTGTTGCATCGCCAGGATGGCCGATTGCTTAGGTGCATTCGGAACAACTTCCGATACCAGGTACAGCATGTCGTTTGCGATCTTGCCAGCTTTGGCAGCATCGCGAGTAATGACCGGAGCGAACAGACCATCGGTGAAAGTAGGAGCTACGAAACGAACAACCGATTCGTGTTGCAGCGAGATATCGATTACCGAGTCACCAGCCAAGTCCGAAGACATCGACAGTTGGAACGGGATTTGGTTGTTCATCGAAATGGTGTTCAAGCAATCGGTCGCGAGACGACGTTCGAACTCGATCAGATATGGACGCATCTCTACGCCTTCCATGATCGACTTCACACCTTCGCCATGGAACTCGAAGCGATACTGACCAGGCATGTCACCGTTAGTCACAGCGAAACTCACGTGTCGCAGGAACGTATCCATCATCAGCGATGGAATGGTTTGCGCCAGAGTCGATGCTGCGATCGAAGTCATGTCAGCGCCGTGGAAGTGGTTCGAGTGTTCAGCGAAGTTTACACGACGCAGAGACTGACCATTATCCATAGCCCATTGAGCTACACCGTGTTGCTGAACCAGTTCAGGGAACAGTGCACACAGTTCACCCCAGGTAACGTAACCACGCTCCATGTAATTCGCACGTTCTTTCAGGATAGCCAGGAACGTGTTGGTATGGATGTTGTTGTTAGCTGCGTGAGCCTGAGCTTCGCCATACAGATGCTCTTTCGAGTTAGCTGCAACGTTGCCGTACTGATCGTCACCGAGCATGTCAGCTTCACGAACCGAATGCTGGAATGCGTTCAGGGTGTTCGACACGTAACGGACTGGAGAAGTATCCTGACGATGGGAATACTGATAAGCTCCACACTCACCAACCATAGTACGGTGATCGTGCATGCGATTGATCTGACCATTGAACCGGCCAGTGTTTTGCAGACGTTCACAGATAGCTGTGGTTTGACCGATCGAGAAGATATCTTCAGGACGGATCAGGTGAGACGATGCTGCACTGAACAGACCATTGTTACCGGCCATCATGTCGACTGGAGTAACGATCTGGTTTGCCGACATTACCTTGGCAAACTTCTGCAAGCCCATTGGGGTGTTCTGCATCGTTTCAGCGATGACAGTTTCGGAGTTGAAATACACCCGCATTTGTGGATCGAGGTTATTGCCATAACTCACATCACACTGATCGGTATAGATGAAGAAGATCCGCTGGGTAGAGGAACTCTTCACGATAGCATGTTCTTCGTGAACACGGATCATGCCGCGGAAGCGACGGGACTTCCAACCGTCACCGCTGATGTTGATGGCACCTTCGGTCATTGCTGCTGGCTGAACAATGGTACCGGCAATGTCCTGCACTGCCGCAACCCCCAGGTTCATACCACCGCGAGTTGCCGAAACCAGTTGGTTGATGGCTGCATCGGTCACGCTCATTTGGAACGGACGGATGTGTTGTTCTTGGTAAGTACCGGATTGAACCAGGACGAGACTACCGATACGGACGTTTGCATTACCCATACCGGACATGGCGTTGTACATGTAACTACCTCTTGCTTACTTGTTGAGACGACCCAGATGCAGAACGAGTTCTGTCAGTGTGGCCTTGATTGTCTGCGGGATGACCAGGACATTGTTACTGGTTGGTTGACCAGCTTCTTTATACAGTTCATCCGGTCCACGATAGATCCAATTGGAAGCATGGATCGACGCGGTGGCTGTGCTGATTGCAGTAGCAGCCATGTTTTCAGTACGCATTGGAACACCAGCATTGGTATACTGGGGTGCCTTTTGGTGAGGGAACAGCTCGTTCAACTCGTCTTTATAACGGTTGGGGATACGAGAGTTCGTACGAGTAGAACCCAGTTGATACTGAGAACCCGATTCACCTTGTTTCAACAACTCCACTTGCTGGAACACAGCAATGTCCAGGAAGCCCCAATGCCAGAGCAACGCTTGAGAGATCGCCAGCATGTTGTTCGCAGCCACTTTGTTAATGTGGTAGAACGCTTTTGCTGGGAATGCCTTAGCCATTACCCATTGCGCAATCTTGACTTGGTGTGGGTTGATCGAAACGTTTGACACGTTTTGGATCGCATTGATGCAGAGCTGGAGTTTGTTCAGGTCGACCGTAGGATCAACTTTCGTTGCCAACTTCACATAGTCAAAGGTATCCAAGTTAAATGCTTCAATGTCCCCAGGTGGAACACGATGCTTTGTCTTGTGTGCTTCGAGGAACGAAGTCTTTTCATCTTCATCGCCACCCGATTCAGGTTTCTTTTCATTAACCCGTTCAGCAGTGGTGCGTTCGTTCGGATTGATGATGCTACGAACGTAACGATAAGCGTTAGCTACGATGGAGAACGAAGTGATATCGTCCAGCGGTACAATCGTCAGTCGACGTACCAGCACTTTGGATCGCAGGTGTACAGGAACTTCAACTGTGGACATGCCGCGCCACAGTCGACCGAGAGTAGTGGGTTCATCTTCCACACAGAACTGCACATAGCCAGCCAGTTTGTCGAAGGCAGTATCAACTTCTTCGCCGTGAGGACCTACTTCGTTTACAGGCCAATTCGAAACTTCACAATCGTGCAACAAACCCAAGACTTCGGTTTCTTTGTTGTGGTCATACTCGGAACTGCTTTCGAGATATTCACCAAAGATCGGAATCATGGGACGAATAGCCAACGAGCAAGTAGCCAGGTTGATATATTCGTGTTCGAGATACGTTTGCTCTTTCTTGTTGTAGCGAGACTCCGCAGTAATCTTTCGTTCGATCTCAACTGGGATGAACAAGTTACCCATGGTGGTCAACCAACGTCTCATGCCATTCATCGGCATGTGCGTATACATCTCACGAATGAAATGTCGCAGCGACATTGCTACACGCATGGTATCCAGAGACATGTTCAGGATCTCATGGATGCGCTGATACGACTCCCAGATCTTCTGTTGCTTTTCGTCACCAAGGAAATCCCAGTAACTGTTGATTTCTTTGAATACCCTCTGCTGATCGTTCAGCTTTACCTTGCAGTAGATCTTCGTGGAGAACGTTAGCTTTTGGCCATTGTGCTCCGCAGTTACTTCAGTGAATCCAGAACCCTGAATTCCTGTTACGAGAAGCTGCATTCAATTTCCTTCATGCTGTTAACGCAAATTAGTAATATAGATCTGAGATTTTTTGGAGTCCTACGATCGGGGCATAGAACATCCTCGTTCGGAGGATGCTAAATGCTTTTTATCAGAATGCCATTACGTCGCCGAAACCACCGTCATCTTGGAAGCCGCCGTTACCACCACCGCCGGAATTACCGCCACGGTTGTAGTTGTTGTTACCACCGCCATTACCACCGCGGTTGAAGTTATTACCGCCACCACCATTACCACCACCGAAGTTGGCTGGGTTGGCTACGTTCTTCGCGTTGGCGTCGAACTGGGTAACCATCAGGTTGTAGACGATTGCTTCAGCTGGAACCAGGTAGCCGATAGCGTAAGCTTCAGACATCTCTTTCGGAGTGATTTCAGAACCATCACCGTTTTGGATGCTGTGATACTTCGAAGGACCGAAGTAGAAAGGAACTCGTGGGCGACTGGACTTGGTGCTCAGTACTGCCATGTACACACGACCGTCTTGTGCACGACCGATTTCCCATTTGGACAGAGCGATCACCTTGTCCATTTTCTTACCCGCCAAGAAATCGTCTTGGTAGATGAATACACGTTTCTGAGGAACGTCAGGAACGTTGTTAACCAGTTGTTTCACATAGTGCATTGCTGCTGCGAAAGTAGCGAGGTCCATACGGAAATCAATCTTACCGTGGTTTTCGTCACCTTCAACACCAGTCTTAACTACGATGGTCGGCACGTTGCCGCGTACGTTAAAACGAATCGATGGACGTTTGCTCGAACCCTGTACCGGTTGTGCGTACAACCAGGTGGACATTACCGAGAAAGCGTTCAGGATTGGTGCTGGAATGTTGCCTTGAGACATGTTGATACTCCGATCGGATATTCTTTTTTGATGCCCGCTGCGCTTGCGGGTTTAGTCACGTAGCATAAAGCTACCCAGTATTATTTCCTGAGCAGCTTATACAGATCGCGAAGTTCTTGTGAGGATGACATGATGTCATGGTAAAACTTATCGGGTGTCGTGATACCCGTCCACTTCTTATCCTTCGATAACTGCTTGAGTTCTTCGCGAATCTTCCGTGGTTGCTGCGGATCAATGAGTTCTCCATCACCAAACACTTGGAGCGTAAACTCCGTGAATGGCATGGGGTACTCATTTTCTTTTATGCCGTTTAGCTTCGTATACCAGGTGTTATACGTTTTCAGTTTCCCTGTGTGGGATTCCAATAACAGCAAACGACTGAACTGCGGTTTCCACAACAGTTCATGAGGGTAATGTGTTACGAGTGCAACAATACCTTCACCTGATTTAGGTTTCTGGTCAATCTCCATTACGTCCATACCAGCAGCTTTCATTTGCTGGTACAGTTCAATAGCGACGAATCGCTCGAACATTACGTACGCTAGTTGCTTCGGAGTCTTTGCTTCTTTGAAGTTAGCTTTAGGGAACATCCATTTCACTGCATCCTTAGACGCTAGGTAATAACGGATCTTCCCAGTAAAGCCTTGTTGTGCTAAAGCTACCGGAAGCGTTTGCACTTCCGTTAGCAGAACCGCTACAGAGTTGGTGTAATCCATCTCTAGAGCTTTGTCGGTTGGTACAGCTTGGAACAAGTTACGGGCCAGTGTTCGGAGGTTGATCCAAACGGTTTGAATCGTCTTGACGTTGGTCGGTTGTTTGGGCTGATTTGGATGAATTCCCAGCAAACCTTCGAATGCAAGAGAGGTGCCGATACTGACCGGTATCTGCCCCACATCACGTTCGATGATATCCATGTATTGCCTCTACGCCAGTTCGTTCAATCGCTGCAAGCATCTCATCATTGACGCTTCGTCAGGAGCGAACTTCGCCAACGCCGGTACCAGAAGTTCTCTGATTGAATCACGGGTAATCGCTTTGAACTGAGACATGTCAAATGCCTGGAAAGTTTCAGCGACTGTATTCTTCTTCGATTCGACTTTATCTACCGTTACAGTCCAGTCGTACTGAGGATACTCTTTCTTGTAGACATCAATGTCTCCGTTAGCAACATCATTCGGGTTACAACGCAAACGAATTGCGGAACCCCTTACGAGACCTTTGATGAACTCTTTGATCGCGAAGTTTAGTTGCTTAGTATCCATGCCATGGCATTCCAAGGTAACGTACTTCTTTGCCCCTCGGTTCTCGATGAATACGTTCTCCCAAGTACCGTCTTGTTTGACAGTGACTTTGAACATACCCTTAGCGCCTTCGTCATTATGACAAATACGGTCAAAGCTACCCGCAGCTAGAATCCGATCACGAATAGTCATGAGATGAACATGACCAATCAAAATCTGGTGTCTAACTAACTTGAGGTATTCTTCCTCGTTGTGGGTTGGCTCTGGAACAATGGCTGGGAGCTGATACGAGAATGCACCGTGCATAATAGCAAAGTCAACTTTCTCGATACCCAGTTCATCCATTTGTTTCTTTACTTCTGCCAACGTTACGTCAGTAGAAGGGTTGTGCTTGTCTGGCACATACAAGAAGTATGCATCTAACTTCTCGATGTACTCAATCGAAAGGTTCTTAGTGTAATGCAGATCAACATTGATGTTAGCGTTGATTCGCTGTTCGGGGAAGAAACGAGATTGCTCTCGGTCATGGCTCGGTGTACCTTCAACGATCCGGATCATTACGTTGTATGCTTCGCATCGAAGCATCAACATAGTCATCCATCGGTTGATTTGGTGCACGACTTCATCACCGTTGTTGAGTTGTCGATCAAACAGGTCACCTGTAATAATCAACATGTCTACTTCTTTCAACAGTTCATCCGTAATGGTTAGATCCAAGTTACGGATAATCAGTGAAGCGGGAGTAGAACGATGCCCTAAGTGGACATCGCCTAAACTCAGGTAACGAAAGACGCCTGGCTTTTTAGTTAGATCAGTCTTCATCTTCTTCGTCAGTAAAACAGCTGGATGGCGCAGACAAAGACTGCGCCGCCTCCTTTTGTTTGTCTGCTGACGGAGGTAGTGAATCTTTGCCCAGTGGGTTTGCGGCGTTGGCAGTTACATCGAGCTCTTTGCCATACCCTTGTAGGATACGGTGGATGGGTAAAAGAATATCATCGATTGTATCTGGCAGAATCGTGATACGTTGTAAGTAACTACGCATGGTATCGTCAATCAGACCGAGTTGGTTCAGATCTCGATATCGATTCATGTTGTGGATAACATCGCCCACTGACAACCCGCCGTCCATTTGAGGAACAGTGGTTCGTGGCGTACGGATCAAAGGTGGTACTACATGCAATACCTTGTTTCGATCGTGGTCATCTACAACTTTGAGAGGCATCATCATATCAACGACGAAGCGTTGATACTTTTTACGGTTCTCCGGTACAAGGATCTTCTCCAGTAACGGAATAACCTGTTTGACAAATGCCGACTCATTAATAGTCGGCAAGTTACTGTCTACAGCCGCAAGGATCTCTGAGGCATACTTCTTAGGTCGTTCCCCCATTTCCCTTGCAATGCGTTCTTCACGCGCTGACTGGGTCTGCACCGGCTTCGGTTGCGGGAATTCCATGGGTTGTATCCTTTTCAGCAAGGGAGATCTGGAACCATTTGGTTTCACCATCTGCCAGCAGGTTACTGGACAAGAAGAATTTAGCCAGTTCTTCAGTACCTGTGTTCATGACACTTTCCGGATCATGGCTGGTGGAGAAGTCCAGGTGATCACCGGTTCGTTTTACTACGACCGAGTTTCCTGTACCCACTGGAACTTCAACAGCGGCGTAGTCTTCAGCCGTTGGTTCAGATGCAGCGGCAGCTAGCAGTTGGTCAGACAGGTTATGGAACACGCCACCGAAGGCTTGCATTACTTTCTTGGTGAATGCCAGCTCACTGGTGCGTACCAGATCTACCAGTTCTTTGAAGCTGGATTCCAGCGAAGCATTGCGTTTCTCCAGGGCAGCCAGACGCATCTCCGATTGAGCGAGACGTTTCAGGGTTACGTCTTCTGGCGACAGTGCGACTTCTTCTGGTTTTTCGATGAACAGTTGGTCAGTATGTTGCATTTATACACCGTTATTCAATTTAGCGATTTTGAGTACGCGTGAGTCTTGGAATTGTACCATCCAACCCACGGTAAATGTTTTGCTGTCAGTAACGACGTACCCGGTGAAGTTGATCGTGTATTGTGAAGGTTTTTCTGCATCCTCCACAACTGTCACGTTGGCATATGAATCAGCATTGAACGCTGCTTTTAGTTTGGCATCGAGTTCATCTTGCAACTTTGTTTCCAGATCCAACATGCGGTTAGCATAGATCTTCAACAGGTATTGCAAAGTGATGTTTTGATCACGGTGTGTTACCGTCATCGAATGATTCGATTCCATAAAGCAGGCGATAATGTAGTCAGCCTTATCTTCGGGATGGTCGATCCAACCTTTCAATCCCATCGTCGGGATATATTTTTCAGCCATTGGGTTACCCTATTCTCTCGTTGAGTCATAGAGTAAGCCGAAAGAAAAAATAAACGCTAGGGGGCCGAAGCCCCCATGGTTTTACTTCAGACGCAGAGCCTTTTCAACAGGCAGCTCTGCCAACACACGGATCCAATCTTTGATTGGAGAGCCGAAGGTAACTTGCACAGACTGGCTGAGTTTGACGCTCTCGCCTTCTGCTGCATCGTTACCATCATTGGTGATCGATACGAGACGATCACCTTCGAATTCGAGGGTAAAGGTGTGACGACCGGAAGTATGCTTCATACCGGCGGCCAGAGGATTCACCAGGTTCTTGAATGCAGCAGGTGGGACGAAACGGATTTCGTATTGCTTGCCTTCGAAGTAGATATCGTAATGACCAGTTTCGGTGTTGTAGACCAGAGCAAACGATTCATTTTCTTCGAATACACGGATGCCACGTTTCTTTGCAGTTGGGGTTGGTACAGTGCCAGTTGGTGCAATCATGGTGTTTCCTATTTATAGAAAGAAGTTGCTGGGGTGAGTGTAGTTACCCGCAGCATCGATGCCAGTTTATGGGTGTGTGGAACTTGCAGTGTGTTAAACACAGCCCCATGGTTGTTTGTGATCTTGACGATTGCGAAGAGGTTGCGGATTCTCTCGCATTCAATAAAGAGGTCGAGTACTTTAATCGTGAATGTTTCACCTGGTTTTACAACAGGCTGGAAATCACAACCACTGAGATCAATCGTCAGTTCAGAACGATTACCGATGGTCCATCGAGCATCATCGGGTTTCAGCTCCAACTGCAGATATTTTGGTGGTGGCGGGTTTTCCAATTCTCGACGGAGTGCCGCTAGCTGCGTATGACTGTAGTTGTAACCACCACCGCCACCATCGTCACAACCGATTTGATATACAGGTTTGTTTGGATTAAACATAAAGCCCTCAAAAAGCCTCCCCGAAGGGAGGCTCTTATGTTGTTAGCCCAACATCAACCCTTCAGGTGATGTCGGATCCATTTCAGCGGCGCTCAGCATATCTGGAATCTGATTCCAGGTACGGAGAATGTCTACTTTCTCGAAGACGGTCAGTTCAGCATCGTCTCGAGTATCTTCGACATACTGCGTATATTGGAAGCCTTCATCTTGAACGGTTACAATACCATCCATGACTCGACGCCAATCATAGTGCTTAGCACCAACACCATCGCCATGCAGGTTCTCATAGGTCTCGCCATAACCACTGACTTCACCATTGAGATACATCTTGCGCAGATCTTCCTGAGCCATGATGTACCGCTGCATTACAATCGGTGCTGCTTGAATCTGCTCGATCGAATTCAGATACGTGATCGTGTTCGATTGCCACGCGTTCTCAGCTTTGACTGTCAGGTTCCGCAGAGCCTGAACTGCATCGCTAGTCGAGATCATCGTGTACAGAGATGCCGCTTGATTGAAGAAGCCTTGTGCTGCTGTTGAGATTGTTGCACGTAGTGCATCAGAACGATCACCCAGCCAAGACTGAGTGCCCATATCCAAATGTCCACCTGCACAGATGTCTAACAAATCGACACCATGTGCTTGCATCATAGGAATTCCCCTTTTTTGTCTGTGCCCATAAGTGATATAGATCTGAGATCCATTGGATCACTCTAGCTGTATACAGTTAGGGACGTGAGTTAAATCTTGCTGAGTTGGTACAGTCTGACTTTTCGATCAGGCCACTCTGGTTCTAATGCGAACTGATGACCTACATCTAAGAACCAATGATTGCCGTCTTCATCAATTGCTCGACGATGATTACACACCCGTCCCCAGATCTTTCCTCGTACCCACCATAAGTGATAACGAGAACCCACTAGGATGAACCCTTCAGTGCCAGGTGGATAGCAGTTCAGTTCATTGACAAACATTCACTCACCCGTAATGATGTCATGACATGGATGGAGTTCACGGTGTACGTATCGTTCCTGTGCTCTCTTACCGCCATCTTTTCCAGATCCGTACTTCGGGTAATCAAAGTGATGACTAATACCGACCTCTTCGATTTCGCCGTCACGCTCACGTCGTTTTACAAAGTGATTGATGTACGGACTACTCTTGACAAAGATGTATTCGTCCAGCAGCTTGTTATCAGGCGACAGAATCACCTGAATAACATGGTCTTTGACATTGAAGGTGTATGGTTGGAAGTTGCTTTCAAACACAACCTCAAACGTTCCGTTTAACATGCACCAGGTATATCCACCCAAGACGACAAAAACGGGGTACTCGACCCCGTTTTCTTTTACAACCCATACACCTGTAGGATAGCTCCTATAGATGGTGACTGTGTCGCATGTGGTGAACATCTCGGGGCTATGCCGATTGTTCACTTTCATGTTTACTCGTCCAGCAGGTGACGCCATTCATCTGGCGGCGGTGGCAGATAGTCTTCGTGAGCATAGTTCACGATGGTTTCTACTACAGGACCTTGCAGTTCCAGGTTACCGGAGATCTCATGCGGATCGTCGATCGACAGTACCCACGTGTGTGGTGCGATTCGCTCAGTCGCGTCAGTCAGATAGTTATCTGGCATCAGGGTCAGGTTGAGCTGGTCACCGTCGAAGTCGGCGTTAGGTGCTTTCAGACACAGCACAGACATACTGATCGAGTTATCGGTCAGGTCTGTTTTGATCTTCGTGATGAAGAACTGCTGAGTCGAACCACGCTGCAGAGTCGGGTTACGGTGGAACGTACAGGCTGGACCGATGTTAGGCGATTCAGCGATCAGTTCCAGGAAGATCGCATTCAGGCGATCGTTATACTGCAAGACGTTTTCATAGAGGAAGCTGAGGGCTTCCATCGTGGTCATGCCTTGACGCTTCAGCTTGTTCAGGATGTGATACTTGAACAGCTGACATGCAACGCCCCAAGGGATGTGGAGTTCATCATAACGATGCGGTGCAGAGATCGAAGTAATTACTGCACGAGCGGTGAAGTTGAGTCGACCACCCAGTACGTGACGACGAATCAAACCAGGCTTCTGAGCGATTCGTTGTTTGTCGTAATCTTCATGGAACTTTGCCATCAACAGCAAAGCTTTTGCAACACGGTTTTGTACAGTGATTGGTTTCAGCGGAATCGGACTATGTGTAATGCCACCCATAGTCAATGCAGCATCGATTGCTGGACCAATTGGTTTGTCGATATACGAACCCGATGTGGTGGATTCTACGACGAAACACAGTTTGGTTGGAATTGGGATTGCTTGTGGGAACAGCTTGTGCTTGTTCTGTACGAGGAATTCATAGAACTCGTGTTTGCCAGTACCGATGATACCGACATCCATACAGAACCGAATGATTGCATCGAAGTTATCGATGAAGTTATTCAGGCCTCTCGGAATGTTCTGTTGCAGCAACCGTTTTACTTTACGGTCTGTTTCACGGGAAGAGATTGTATTCGCATCAAACTGATACGTCGTATCCATGAAGTACGCTAAGAAGTTAAACTCCTTACCCTGCATGTGACCCAACAGCATGATCAACAGCTCAGGCGAGATCATTGATCGTACACCTTCTGGTGCTCTCAGCCACATCGATGGAACGATGGGTTGGCTAGCTGTGGATACTACAGGTGTGCTACACACTTCACAGATCACGCCGAGGTCATAAGCCTCGTCTAAGTGACCACATTCACAACTTGCTGAAACTTCAATAGCATCTACGTTGTCGAAGTGAGAATACAGAGCTCGTTGGAACTCTTCTTTCGATTCGGTGTTGGATGCATTGTAGTCGTTTGCGAACTTAATTAAACCTCTTTGGCTCGCCAGCATTTCGTCATGGTCTACGATTTCCGCATGTAGTCCCAATTATTACCTCGACACAATGAACAAAAAAGAAATAAGAGTGGCTCCCCGAAGGGAGCCATTCCTATCTATCTAACCAACCAGTTTCCCGGTTGTTGGTGGTTGAGGACACTGTGACCCGATTAGGATCACGAGCTCGTCATGGGGCAGGGCGATCTTAATCGCGCACCCTACCACCGGTGCCAGATCTTAGTACATCAGACCAGTCGAACCGCCAACTTGTGGCAGGTGCTGGTTTTGGTTCTGGATGTAGGTAGCAACGTTCGCAACACCTTGAACGTTCATGCCAGCCAGACCCATGTTGCCTTGGAAGCGCTGACCACCGAACACGGAGCCGATGTTGTCCATGGTAACCGCGATGCCAGCTTTCTGCTGTGCGGCGTCCATAGCTGCAACCAGTTTCGGGTTCATGATGGCACGGGTAACACGACCAGCGTAGGTCACGTTGCCCAGGTACTGCTTGTCGTACTGCTCGGACTTCTTCAGACGAACTTCAGGGTGAACGTTCGGGTTGCACTTGGCACCGTACCAGTCCATGAACTCAGCAACGACGCCGTCGCACGCGTTCAGAGCGTAAAGGGTGTCGAGGTCACGGCGGTCACGCTTCTCGCCGTTTTCGTCAGGGTAGTAGCCCAGGTGGAAGTCAGTGCCGTATGGACGGAACAGCCACTCGTTGGCGATGTCGAACACGGAGGTGAAGTTATCACGACCGTACAGGTTGCACAGGATGCGGATGATGCCAGCCTTAGCAGCTTGTTCGTTCACGCCACCCATCGAATCGATGATCATGGTTTCGATGAACGAGTTGTCGCCCATGCGGTCCAGGTCCAGCATGATGACTGGATGCTGTTGCACTTGGGAGAACATCAGACCAGCGAAGTCTGCTTCGGTGAAGGTATCGGACTTGGTCTCTACCTTGGTAGCAGCAGCGGTCAGGTAACCGACAGCACCGATGTCACGTGGATCTTTGATGCGACCGATGGTTGGCAGGAACTGCTTAGCCCAGCCTTGACCGTTGGTTGCACGGAAGGCGTTACCCAGCGAGAAGAAGTACATCTCAGGGGTGTTAGCCATGATCCAGTTAGCTTGCTTGACCGCGGTAACGACCAGAGCAGGCATGAACGGAGCAGGTACTGGACCTTGTGGCATGCCGTAGACTTGTTGTACTTGCTGAGGCGCGTACTCGAGGTCGACGAACATGGCTACCGAGTTCAGCTGGGAGTCAGCATCGTAGTACTCGTTTTCCTGAACGTTCTGGCCTTGCTTCTTACGACGCTGCAGGGTCACGACCAGGTCGGAACGCTGTGGCAGACCGGTGTTCGATTCGACTTGTGCACCGGAGTAGTCGATGGTGGCAGCCAGGATTTCGTCAGCGGACTGCATGTCTTGAGCCAGGGAGAACGGACGTTCGTCGCTCAGGCGAGCCATGGTGTCTTCGACGGAGTTGACCGACTTGATCAGCAGGTTACGGACAGCCACTTTGTCTTCGAAATCGAATTCGGCGTGGATGGCTTGTGGACCGGCGTTGAATACGTCGGCACCTGGGTGACCGGTAACTTGGCGAACGTGTGCAACGACACGCGACCAGTACAGCGGGGTGAAGATGTCCGATGCGTCTGGCTTGGCTTCGAACTTGTCGAAGGTGCTGAAGCCGTTGGCGATCTGGAAGGTCTTCGGCTTGATGGCAACCGAACCGTCAACGATCGGCAGAGCCTTAACCAGAATGGCTGGCTTACCACGGTTGTCGACCAGTTTCAGAACCAGGATCGAAGCCATGGCTACTTGGTGCTGGGTACGGTCGAAGCGGAACAGGTGGAAGCTGTCAGCCAGGTCTTGTTGCTCGATGGCTTCGGCACGAGCTTCGCTGAATGCGACGAATGCTTTGGTGGTACGGGCATCATTACCATCGGCACGACCCGAACGGCTGAAGCGAGAGTTGATGGAGCTGATACCGCTGGAAACTGGGAGTGGTGCTTGCATTTGCTGTGCTGCCTGAGGTTGTGGGGTTTGCGGTGCAACGTACTGCTGTTGGGCTGCTGCGGCTGCTACTGGGGTTTGTGCTGCTTGGTTGCTCTTGTTTACCGACATGCTACTGGTTCCTTTACGAATTCGTTCTCTTGATCAAGAAAGGACATTCCATATACTGGAGAGTGTCCAAGTAGTTATATAGATCTGAGATTTTTTTGACTCAGGCAATATAACTACAGCGCAATAAGCGCTAATGGTTCAGACGGGTTTGTCTGCTATATGATTACATACAAACACCATTTAGTTTCAAACCCATCTGTAGTGTGGGCCATACACTTTAACATTCAATCACCTTTCGGCAATCTCCTGTATTAAATGATAGCGCTCAGTATTTTTATCCGCGAGTACCATACAGACCCAGGTCACCTGCAAGGTGAGACTGGTGCATGTCTTGACGAGCTTGGCTAGTCGAGAACACGGCATCGAACGCGGTACGAACTTGTGGGTTCTGTTGACGCTGGCGGTTCAGTACACGGATACCGAGTTGATCCAGCAGTTCGCCAGTCAGACGGCTGACGTTTTCTTCGGTAGAATCTTCACCGAGGAACTCGATAGCAACACCACGCAGACGCTGCATTGCTTCACCGATGCCCAGTTTGGAAACTTGAGCAGTCATTTCGTCCAGAGCTTTGTTCAGCTTCTCTTGACGCTGTTGTTCGGTAGTAGCACCAGACTGAACAATTTGGTTTTCTTGAGTACCCAAGATACGGGTGTTCATGCCAGTGATTGCTTCGTTGATGATACCCATACCTTCTTTAACGCCGACTTCACGGTTGAGGACCTTCTTAGCGATGTAGTGCTTGAAGATCGCCAGCTCATAGATGTCGTTGATGGCACCTGCCTGGATGGACTCAGGGCGGGCTTGGTATTGCATCAGTTTCTGCATGCGTGCAATCACGCGGCGCTGTTGACGCAGCAGTTCCTGGCCATCGTAGTTTGCCAGCAGACCAGCCAGTTGTTCCACGTGACCAGGGATCAGCTTGGAAGTGATGAAGTTCTGCAGTGTTTCATCAGAAGCAGCGATCTTCACTTCTTCTGGGATAGGTTCCAATGCAGGCTGAGGTTTAGCACGCGGACCACCACGGCCCAAACGAGCGATCAGTTCTTGTACTTGTTCCGGCGACATGGCTGGAACACCGAAAATACCTTCAGTCAGGAACTTCGGCAGGATCTGTTCGATACCGCGTTCAGCTTGGTTCTCTGGACGCTGGCCACGGGTGATAGCTGCCTGTTGTGCTTCAGGCGAGAAAGCCGAAGGGCGATCGAAGAAACCACCCTTGCCTTGGAGTTGATTTTCGAGATCAGCGGTGGATAGAGCACCGAGCATCATGCCCAGGAATTCACGGAAACCTTCTTCGGATGGGTGCTGCAGTTGCGACTGTGCCATTACTTTCTTGCCTTTTTCCATGAGGGATTCTTCAGTTACTGGAGCCTGGGTTACGGGGCGGAAATCAGTGAACTGAGGGAGTTCTGCTGCTTGTTTTGCAAGCAGTTGTAGCAGGGGATGGTTTTGGTCAATCTCCGATGCCGGACGTGACTGAATCGACATACCAGCCGAACGTTGGTTGCACTGACCGCAAGCGCAAGCTTGTGCACGGGAGAGTTCAGTTTGACCGTAATCCATTGTAATGCCCTTTGTTGGAGAAGAATTGTAAGGATGCTGCTTTACTGCTTCGAGGAACTCAGCTTCGGTTCCTTTATAGCCAATACTGCGTGCAATTTCAAATGCACTAGGTGCCATCATGTTTCCTTTAGTCTCGGTATATCCAATGATGTGATATAGATTTGAAATTATTTGCAATGGAACTCAACAATGTACGCACTCTTCCGAGAAGACCCAATTGGTAGCAAGGGGGTCACGTATGATCCCAAACGTCCGTATATCCAACGCCAAGTGCGACAGCAGATCCAGGACGTAACAAACTACTATCGGCGATTTCCGAAGATAGTGGACAGCACGAATTTGATTGCAATGATTCTTAATCACTTCGTATTGGAGTACAGAAGCGATGATGCCCAATGGGCAAAGAAAGTGGAAGACCAAGCTAGAGGTCTAATACGCACGCTTGGTTTATGCGATGCTATTAATAAAGGAAAGATCTTCGACCGTGGAGCCACATTAGGTCCACAATGTGAAGAGGTTGTTATTTCCTCTATCGAACGGTTTGACACCACTGGATTAAAAGCTAAGTGGCGTGACCTGAAACCGCTCCGCTATTTGTATCACACGCGCAGTGACATTAACTTGCCGATCATGAACAACAAAACACCAGGTCGAGGCTATGGCGTATTGTCGATCAATATCCCAATGTTGCTAGTGCAGTATCGCCATTGGGTATATGCTAACTTAGGACCCGTAGACCCAGAAGAAATCAATCTGTACAAGTTTATTGGTTCTTACGCTTTAGTGAATTGTTTGGAATCCTATTTGGAGATTGCGTATTTCAATCGGCTATCGCGTATGGCTTACAAAATGCCTACCACGAAATACCCACTACCGCATCCATTCTACATTCCAGACCTCACCCCGGTTACAGACGCTATGGCTAAGAATACACTTAGTCAACGGGCAATGCGTACGGGGATGATTGTAGAACTCGCACAGATGACTCCGATGTTACTGAAGGATTCACTGTACGAAGTATTGCAATTACCGAAAGGTCCAGTTACTACGCAAAACGAATGGGCACTGGCAATAGCACGAGTTCCGTTTATCAAGTATTTGGTAGATAGCGTTAAACAAGCGCCATCTTTCGATCGCACTCAGACCAACGAAGTTCTACATGAACTCCGTGAGTCTATCCATTCTCAAGTGTTTAAGCAGCATGGGAATTCTCCAATGATGCAGAACCTGATTAAAGATGTAGAAGCACTGATTCGAGAACTGACATAAGGCTACCCCGAAGGGTAGCCATTATGGCGTCAATCGTTTTTACCTGCCATTACTTCAGCGGGTGTGTACTCAGGTGCCCAGATGTCACGGATACGTTCTGAACGATCCCACATCTCTGAGATTGTACGTTCGCGGTGGTTGGGTTGTGCACGCTTGATACCAGACCATACTGCATCCGCCAACACGGCACCAGAACCAGCTTTCAGACTATGGTCTTGCCATCCGACTGGTTTCTTGCGTGGCTTCTTTTGCTTACGCGGCTTTGGTTTGTTCTTCTTCAACGACGTCACCCTGAGCTACTTGATCGAGTTGTGCTTCGACTGCGGCTGGATCAACTTCTGCACCTTCGTAGGCAACGTAGTCTTCCACTTTGGTCTTGTCCCATTCGACTTGCAGGTTCAGGTCCAGATCTTGTTCTTCACCAGCTTCTTTGGTGAGGATCATGTAGTGCTTGTAGATGAAGTACTCGTAGACCTGTTCCAGGGTACGCGATTGACCCTGTACATCGGTCATCAGTGTCGGGTTAGCTTCCACAGTTGGTTTAGGGAAGAAGTCATGGCACTTGGTTTCAGGCTTGGCAGTGAAGAATGCTTCAGCTTGACGTTGACCCAGCAGTGAAGTCAGTTCAGCCTTGGCGCGTTGAGCAGCGTGAATCTGACGAGCTTGTTGCGGAGTACGGATCGAGTGAGCGTACAGCTTATTCATGATGTGGCTGGTCTGAGCCTGACGCTGTGCGTTCTTGATGTAGCCACGCATTTGCTTTTGCAGGATCTTTTGTTGCTTGAGTTGTTTCTTGGTCAGGGGTTTGGTAGGAGTCTGGGTTTTAGCCACGACTTCTTCCAGGGATTCTTTTACTACGTCGTCACCACCCAGAGCTTGTTTGGCGGATTCGAAAGCACGCAGTTGTTCAGTGGTGATCGCTTGTTGTTCCGATGCAGCCATGATGTCCAGTTTCTGAGTTACGTCTTGCATGATGCCTTTTTCCTTGAGGGTATTGTTAATCGCGAAGCCGCTCATCAAGCTGGCTTGTTCTTGGCGATAGATCTTTTCGAGGTGTTGTTCAGCTGCAGCCCATTCTTCGGCTTCAGTCGGTTCGTAGTCATCTACATTCAATGGGGCTGTCAAGTAAATTAAACCTTGTTCGGATTGTAATTTTCCAACTCAGCAAATGCCAGGTCGAGATTGGCCATTGCCGCTTTGTGTCGATGCTGTTCACAGAGTCGGCTTTCTTCGAGGTCTTTCAACAGACGTGTCTTAGCCAGCGGTACGTCTAGGATTTCCAGTTCGGACCAACCTTGGAATTCCCCAACCGACCAGTGTTGAACGTTCTGGACGTAACCGCCTTCGTTCCGTACACGTAGACTGAGTCCGTTGGTGTGGTCGCAATTTATTACCGTTGCGTCATACCACTTCTTTCGAATTAAGCCAACGTCCTTCAGTATTTTCGAACTGCACATCGGACGCCAGCGAACTTTCTCGCCTTCACGCAAGATGATGTTGTAATTAGAATTCATGTAACCCCTCATAAAGCTCTCCCGAAGGAGAGCCCTAGTTAATCGTATTTGCGAACAATCCGACGGAAGAACTCGTTCAGCGGTTCATCGTCTGGTTTCTCTGTATCTGGTGATATGACCTTACCATATTCATCGAGTTTCGACTCAATGAATCGATCGAGTTCTACCAGGTGTGGACCTTTACGAGTTTCTTCACCTCCACGCTTCATACGCATGAGTTCATCCATGGCGTGTTGGAGCGCTGGCGGCGGAGCATAGTCTTCAACCAACTTGTAATATTCGGTTGGAGGCATTGTGCCATTCTTACGGGTCCACTCTACCGCAAAGATCGGACGCAGACAATAGAAGTATTTCTTATAGATGACTTCTTCTTCATCTAAGATGAAACGACGGTGAGTGTTATACACCATCGCCATGTAATGACCCAGTGCAGCTTCTGGTTTGAACCGACTGAGTGCCAGTTCTCTCAGTTCATCACGTTCTTCCCGATACATGTACACCAGAGGTGATGCAAGCCACTCCAGCAACGCTGGGTTAGACTTACGCATCAAGCCTAGGGTTTTACCCAGCGACCAACCAGACATGTCAAGATCGAGTTCTGGGATCTGTCGATCAATTACTGGACGTTGACTATCTAGGTTTAAATGCCAATCAATCTTCGGTACGTAAACAAAACGCACATCGAAGTCTGAGTTAGTAGAAGCGAAGCCCCAAGCACGACTACCCGATTCACATGCATACAGAATCGTGACGTTGTGCTCTTCTTCAATTGCTTTGAGTTCTTGCAGAACCCGCGCCCGTATTTCTACAGGCATGGGATGAACAGTATCCAGATCCATCAATAGAAGTCCGAAATCAAACGGGAGTTGTCTGCATCGATCAGGAAGATACCAAGCGATTCCATGATCAAATAGAACACACCCATGGTGTTAGAGATAATCGTGCGTACATCCGCTACACGAGTAATTGCTTCAGGGACACCCATGTTCTCTACTACAGCAGCCGGTACGTTGACCGATGTCAACGAGGTCTTCTTGTTAGCCAGAGCCCATTCTTTCAGACGCATACCCAGACGCTTGTCTTCCAACCCATCAAACCACTCGTTCATCTTCGTACGGTTGCTGGCCGTTAGGGAGATTTTGTAGAACGAATATGGAGGTGGTGGGATATCGCCAAACGCTGGAGAGAAGATGTCTTTCCAGAACAGGTATTTCTTGTAGGTGTCGTTGTCTTCTTCAGACTTGTATGCATCAGACTTCTTACACTGACCCGTCGTCAGGTATTCGGCCTTACCAGTCCGTACCGATACGTAGATGCTGCGTTCCATATCGGCGATGTCTTTCAAGATCTCTGGCAGATCCAGGGGTTGTTCCGCTTTCACCGATTCGATGATGTGCAACATCAGTTTCTTAGCCTTCTTGTTAACAAAAGGCTGAACCTTAGAATCTCGGAGACCTACACCCTTAACTTCCATACGTGCCATTTCGAACATGATACCTTCTACCGCATCTTGCGATGCAAAGTAGTGCTTCGATCGAGTCGTCAAAGACAACACGGCGAAGTAGTATTCGTTCTTCATTGCCAGCAGACGAAGCTTGTCTTCTGCTACACCCATGTTGGCCGATTGAATCGCCAGGATGTGCATTACAACTTCGGATACCAGGAACACCAAACCAAACACTAGACGCTTAGCTTCTGGAGTAAAGCAAATACGCCCATGGAACTCTTCTACCCAGAACTGCATTGTAAACATCGTAGAGTCAGTGTCGGAGATAACAGCAGCCCGACGATACGAGTCTTTGAATGCATGAATCGAGTGAGGAATACACTTGGTGAGGTACAACGCATCGATCAGTTCACGGTGATAGTCCAAGCCATCTACTACACCTTTACACGTCGAGTGCAACAGATCAAATACTTCTGGGTTCTCATTCGCAATACGTTCATCAGAACGACCACGAACTTGTTCGAAGCAGAGGAACTTAACCAGCAGTTTCAAGTCACCATCACGAATACTATCGTATTCCTCTTTGGTCATGGTGTTTTGGTTATCACCAACCTGAGAAATAGATTCCAAGAAACGACGTGCAGGAACTGGGTTGTGTTTGTTCAGGTGATACAGGTCACCGACATACATAACTGCAGCTCGTTGCAACGGAGTCATACCCATAGCCATCTGACGGATGTGCTCGGTATAAACTCGGTTCTGCCAGTAGTTCTTGGACGAATACAGAACCATCTCAACGACGTCTTCTGGACTCGGATACACTAACCCGTATTTATCGACAGCTAGCTGGAGTTTATCCATGTCTGTCAAGTTGATTATAGAGACTAAGTTTGCCTTAGTAACTTCTGGGTTGTAATAATGACGGTTACCCATCAAGAACTTCTCGTTGTTTGCGTTTGCATAGGACGTTGCGGTCCGGCAAGTCGAAGTCAATGAGGAGTGAGTAGATTTGTAATACAGAATGGTGGCGGCACTAACCGTAGCTCCTGAGTAGGAGTTATTGTTAATTTTGAAGTTCTCTTGCTCACCCTTTCGGACTTGTGCAAGTTCAAAGTCACCAGCCATCTCAGCATCCATCTGCTGACCTTTAACCTTCTTACGGTTTGCCACACCTTCTTTAATATAGATGGCGTGAGTCGATTGACGAACCGATTCTGGTAGGTATGCTGTCAACGATGGCGACAACAGCAAGTTTTGTTTCTCAACACGTTTTAGGAAACCCATAAACGTGGTTACTTTCTTCGAACGATCACCCTGCATGTTCTTGTCGAGAACATACGTCTTGGGATCGACTAGCGGGAACTGTCCGTTAGTACGGAATTGTTCACGCACCCACACCGCACATTGTTCGTACGGTGCTTGTGTCATCAGTTGCAAGTACCTTGCGTTGTCAGCAATTGCACCTTCAATGATGTCAAGGTCACGCGCGTACGCGGACACAGGCAACATAAAAGGGTTAGGAAATTCTGGCAGTGCCATTCGTACACCTCTGTAGGTGTTGTCTGATTCTCAGGAAAAAATAGTGCTACCGAAGTAGCACTTTCAAGAGTATCAATCAACAAACATTCACAGAGTATTACGCTTGTACGTATTCCTTTATCGGTCCCACAACCCTTGGATTTTTTCCTTGTATGCTTCGGTCAAACCCAATGCAATAAAACGCTTGACATCTATGGCTGCTGCATGATCTGGTTTATCCAACCACCACTGACAAACCTGCATCAGGTTTTCGCGGTAGTGAGGTTCGAACTGTTTTGTTACGTATTCGGTACCAGCTACGCGAATGGAAATCCAACGATCCATTTTCTGATTTAGATGCCAGATGATTTCAAGTTCGTTCATCCGGGATGGCAACCGACCAGTGTAATGCTGGATGAACTCACCGACTTCAGCAGCGGTGAAATTGATAGCTTTCAGTGGTACCACTACGGTGATTGGTTCCATTATTTCTTTTTGCCTCTTTTCGGTTGGTGCTTCTTCAGCGCATTCAGAATGGTACGTGCTCGGTCACGATGTTGTTCAACAGCGAGTTCCGCTTTTGTCTTACGACGTGTACCGAAGAATCCTGGTGGGGGTAAACACATTAGAACCTCGACAGTTCAGCTATCTTTTTCTGGTAGTAAGCAACGAGTGGGTATTTCAATGCACGATGGAAATCATAACGAGCAAGCTTATCGATTACTTGTTCATCTTTGATACCATCCCCACCGAATGCTTTTCGGAAATCTTTCATAGTAGAAAGGAGTGTTGTATGTTCTACCTGGAACGCCAGCTCATGATCACCCAGTTGTAAGAAGACATGGCGGTTACCGGTATGGTCCGTTGACCAGATGAACGAATAGTCGTACCACCCGGCTGGCCTGTAATCCAAGTCCAACACATGCTTTACGATGGTCTCTACTTCTTCAGCACTGAAGTCGATGTTGTTAAGGTCAAACTTACGGTGGGTTTGTTCCATAAATCCTCCAATAGAAAACGGCATAAAGCCTCCCCGAAGGGAGGCGTTTTATTCCCAAACTTGCGAACTCGGTGTCTCGTTAATAGCAGACATCGCTTCAAGAATACGACGACGACGACGGTCATCCCGATCCTGGAATACCAGGGTCAATGTTTTACCATCGGACGATACGATTGTACCAGGACGAATACATGGGACACCCACGAATGTAAACTGGCCTCCGTCAAATGTGACGTAAGCGTAGTTGTATTGACGTGGGTCATTTGGTACGGATACGCCAGCGGCAGTCAGTACCGGATAAACGTTTTGGTGTGTTGCATCCAGATCGAACCCCAGTTGTTGTGCTACCTTTGGAGTCACGATCCCTTCAAGTGTTACGTCTTTGAATTCATTAGCGTAGTACGCTGTCGGGTAAACTTCAAAGCTCACCCGAGTACCTTCGGTAATGTCAGTGATTTGTGTCATTGCTGCGAACCTATGATTGTTTTCTCATAGGTTTGTTCTGCACTACGAATCCAATGGTACCAGCCAGGTTCATCGGGATGATTGCAATGACGTCGTAGTTAGGGAACTTCGCAATGAACTCCTGATAGATCGCAAACGTATCGAGCATATCTTGGGAGAGTTCTTCATCAGGGGACTCTAGAATAGTCTCCATAAACAATTCATCACAGAATAGGTCCATTACTAGTTTCTGGAACTTATTCACCAGTGCCCTGCGCAATGGCACGTTTCCTTCAACCCAAGTATCACGCTCAGGATCATGCATCGACTCTTCCATAAATCGTTCAGCGAATTTCATACCCGCGTTAGATTCTAGGACAGTGTAGGTCAGTTGTGGTTCGGGGTGTTTCATGGTGAATCCTTGAAGACGACAGCCACCTCCTTTCTGTGATCAGGAGTATGGACCAGTTCTATTGGTTTGAATTTGAAGAAGTAGTTGTGTACATTGGTGTAATAACAAAAGCATTGCTCACGGATGTATCTGAGGGTTTCATCTGCTATGGCGTAGATGTTGTCCTTCAAATAATGTTCCATCGCCCAATCAATTTCATTAAAGATCGGGAGGGAATTGTTTTCATCACGCAATGCATTCTCAACAGCCACCGCAATAATCCAGTGGCTGATACCAATCGACTGCAAAGGATAACCAGGAATGAAGATATGTCCAAACATACCAACGTCGTATGTGTGGAGACTATACATCACAAGCCCTCTTCAGATTCCGAGTCCACTTCATCGTAGGTGATACCGGATAACACATACATCCCCGTCTTGTTGTCGTCCACTCGGAACATCTGGATTTGGTCAACATCTTGGTTATGTGCATTCAGGTCACGAATCCCTGGGAGTAATTGTCTACCGAGTTCGGCGCATGCGATTGCCCACTGGGCATTCAAGAACATCATCAAGCGCTTATCAGGATTCGGGTTAAGCTCAGTAACAGCTGGATTGATGATTCTGGCCAGTGCTTTGAATCGATCGTCCAGATAGAACTCGAATGAACAGTTCTCACCCATAGGTATCTTGGGCAATGTGAACTTCATGTATTCATTCAAGCATTCGTAGATGATGGTACGAATAGCTTCTTCGTCCATCGGGTATACCGTGTTATTCGATACACCTTCCAGGACGTTGACCATCTTGTTGATGGGTACACGAACAGTGGCGAATGAAACCATTACGGCTACGTTCTCGCCTTGTGGCTGATATTGATTCATCTTGCACCTTTATACGGTTTTCATATCCTGTTTACGGCCACGTACTTTCTTCTTAGGTCTCAGGAACTGTTCTACCGTTAGTTGCGTTACAGCCAACGGCATTTCCAGAGATTCTTGTGTGTTGTCATAAGTGATCAACAAGTACATGTGTTGGGAATCATTCATTGATACCGGGAAAATGTCTGTGACGGTGTTAGGAAGCTTTCCCCATAGCTTTAATGCAATGGTTAGGAACTCTTGTTCATACGCCAGTGCGTGCTTGTTGTGCTTCGTTAGGCGTGGCACGTAATGAAACGTCAGGATCTCGCCTGTACTACGGTAATGCGTGTTTGCTTCTAGGATCCATTCGATAACGTCATCGAGAAATCCACCGGGTCCAATTCCGTTATGTGCTGGACGTGCAAAGACCCTGGCGTGTAGCTTTCGGGTTTTCTCGTATCCGGGGAACCAGGTCTGTTTATCGAATCTGAAGACGGTAGTGTGATGCACGGTTGTGGCTCCATAGTTTCACGATAGATTATGTTAACCCACTCGGTGTCTTCTACTGCTTCTAGCAGCAGTAGATCTTTACCGAGGATATGTGGGGAACACTTCATGCAGATACTACGGACAAGTTGTGTCACCTTACCATAGAACACAGTTTCGTCTGCATCGATGTTCATATACCCGAGTTGTAGCGCAATCATCTCGTTGAACTGATCGGGTTCATCCCAGTTCTTTTGTATGATCGCATTGGCGATTAGATCTGTAATAGCATCACGGTCTTCACCAAGTTCCACGAATACGTCCAAGTAGAACGGATGATTCATTCCATAGAAATCCTCCAGTGTAAACATTGCTACTGCATTTTGGGAAGGTACCACATATTTCGGCACCTGGGGCTTAGCCATATCCACCTCACGGCATAAAGCCCCACTAGGGGGCCTTACATGTTTTCTAACAGGTACTTCTCAGCACGGATTCGTTCTTCTTCTGGCAAGTAATCACCACGCATCAGTTGCTTGGCAAGTTCTGCATCGGTGTCAACTTCCACTTTCTCTTCTTTGTCAGCTACGATACACATCGATTGCGATGACTCAAAGAAATTGCAGTCGTGCTTAGCACCTTCGACAATGTACTGGCCGAAAGAAGCGATGTTGAATGTGGCGAACACTTGACGCAGGTAATCATCCAACCACTTGGTCAGGTCAGGAATACCATACGCAGCCGCCATGTCGTAATCGATTAGCTCTTGATACTTATCGATCCGATGGAGTTGCGGGAACATGTCCATCACGGCTTTAACAATCATGGCCCACATCTGTGATGCGGGATATGGTCCAAAGTTCTTGGTGAACTCTTTACTGAATTCTTCATAGACTCGGGACAAGTCCAGTGTGACGTAACGATCTTCCTGTGCGTCTTCCAACATTTCCCAATGGAGGATACGACGATCACCGACTTCAGCCAAACCGATAACGCTACCGGTATTGATTACTTCCCAGCTATTGTAGGAAGTGTATTTCTCATGAGCATTGATCTGTTGTTTCAAGTCATCATAGATCGTGCTGATCTGTTGATGGTTGAACAGTCGTTCAATGAACTTGACTTGGCGGTGCAGGATCTGACCTGGGGTTACACCGAACAGAATAGATGCACGCACTACATCCCAATCCGTAGGGTTAACCCGTGTGGTTTTGTCTTTGAATTCCATTATCTCGGCGACAATGGTTTGCACCATGTTTAATGCCATTGCTTTGGTTGGTTGGACCATGCCCACCAAAGGTTGTTGCTGATGAAAGTGAGCGAGGTAATCTTGAATTACTTTGACTTGATGTCGAGTATCCAACATTACAAACTTCTTGTCCGACATGGTGTCTCCGATTAATTGGTTTGTGCGTATAGATAGATCACTCCGCCATAACGTGCGTAATTGACCATCGACCCTGCATAATTGTTGCCGAATGCTCTAAGCAATAGCCACAGTTCACGCCGGGCTTTGTCGTTCATATTGAACCAAGTTATTTCTTGGGGCGTTACTCGCTGTGGGTTAAAGTCCCCCACGATTACTTCTTGGAACGAATTGATTGAATAACAAATGAAGTCATCAACCAACGAATCCCAATAAGGATTTGGTTCGGTGATACGTTCGATATGGTGGTGATAACGAATCGCACGAGTGATCACTAATTGTGAACTGGGGTGTTCTTTGAGCAATCCCATGATGTGCGAAATGTCCCAACACAGAACATCGCCTTCCTTACCGTACATTAGTGTACCCCTTCTATATTACGCCCAATGATAATATAGATTTGAGATTTCATGTAATCGCCAGCTTTATCGTTTGTAAGCCCTTCTGTATATTATACCGACCTCAGGTATTACTTTACAGAGAAACCCTCTAAAAACCGCTTTGTAGGACGTCTGAGATGAACGCCATTACTAAAGCCCTCTCCGATCTCAAGTTTAAGATCCCAGCTCAGATCTTGAACGATGCTTTTAAGAACAAGGACATGTATAGTGCTGAATCCACTTGTGGTGCAGCTATCTCCTTGGAAACCCGTATTCGGGAAGCAGTGATCGAAGGGCGCATCATGCCCGACATCGATTTGATCGGTGGCACTAAAACTTACATCCCACTGGATTTCCCAGTGAAGCAGGAATACGTTGATCCTTACACGATCATCTATTACATTCCTGATGAGTACACCCAGCAGCGTCCTATTGTTCAGGTCTTTGATATCCACTTCGGTATCTTAGGTTATCAGAACTCTGGTTACGCCATGAACTATAACCAATCGGTTATGGGTGCTGAAACCATGAAGGTGCTAGATGCTGCTCGCCGTATCCCGGTAGCCCAGACATCTTACATCAACTTGATCAACCACAACACCATCATGGTTCGTTATATCTACGTCCCATCCCCTGCGGCTTATCTGTCGTGCCGTCTGGGTAATGATGATGAGCTGTTGAACATCCGTCCACAAGCTATCCCTGCTTTCTCTAAGTTGGTAGAGTACGCTGTGAAGTCCTATATCTACAACACCACGTATGTAGAGATGGGTGATGCTCAACTCCGGTACGGTCAAGAACTCGGGGTCTATAAAGACAAGATCTATGAATGGTCTGAGGCTGAGGAACTGTACGAAGAGCAACTCAAGAAATGGCGGAAGATCTCTCGGAACTTCAACGACCCTGAAGGTAACCGTCACCACATCCGTACGATCATGGCTGCACCATAATGAAAAGCTCCCCTTTCGGGGAGCCTTTTTGTCGCTAGGGGAGAGATCGGAGGACATCTAAGATTAGGACTGGGTCATGTGCTATCACTGTTTGCTGTGTCCTTAAGTCGATCTTTGCCACCCAATCTCGTTCTACGTAAACCATGAGTCTGTCTTTCTGTACCACTACTTTGTAATCTCCTATTTGGTGTGTCCCTATTTTGTCGCTGAGTCGGTTTGCTTCGTGGAGTACCTTTTGCTTCATTGTGTTTCCCTCTTTCCTGTTTACTTGTGATTAGTATAACAGGTTCGGGGAATGAGTCAACACTTTTCACAAAAAAAAATACAGCATAAAGCCTCCCTTCGGGGAGGCTTTATGTTTATTCATCCAAGAACTTTTGCTTGCACTTGTCTATCTGTGTTGTAGATGCTACGCCGACCTGACCAGATGCTTCTCTGAGACATGATCGGAATTGTTCTTCTTTTACGTCACGGATGATTTTATTGGCACGGGATTCTTTGACATCAGCTCGTCCGTATTGGATGAACTTATCAAATGCTGTCCAAGCCATTGAACCGATCACGCCAATGATCACGATAGTTGCTGCATAACGAACAAGTCCGCCGGAACGATTTTTATTTGCTTTGAACGGACTGTTGATTCGAATTGCCACGATTGCTCCAGATTAATTCATTGCCCCAACTCGGTCGTACCACACGACATTGTAGCAGGGGTTTCTTTCGGAGGAACTTACATTCTTCCGTTAGGATGGTTGTTGTTCGATAGGTAGGGTCACTATCAGTTAAGAAATAGAATTGGTCTTTTAAATCATCAACCTTGGCAGTTTGCACGGGGAATAAATACCCGTTCCCAATAACGTACCAACGATTGTACTGCCGCTTTCTGAGTCTTTCCTCGATAACTGGATGTGAACGAAACCGAGGTATACGCACTCGCATGCCATTGACTGAACGCCACACGTCTACGATGTCGTAATGGATCAATCCGCTTTGTTCGAAAGCGAATACAAAACCATCCACTTTGTCAGGGAAACGTGTAGCGTGTTTCAGTATCATGGTGATAGGCGAATGATCAAGCCTCAGATCGGCAGCAACTAAAGTATCTTGTCGCTGCATCTCTTTTGACACAAATCACCTCACATTTAAATGATGCACCTGTCGTCCTGTTATCGCCATGTCGTAATGTGTGAGACTGAGTTGTCTACTAACCCATTCATTTGCTAGCGTGACATTACCAGTACACGGTCGTGACACATCTAGCAATCGGCCACACTTGTCTGCAAGATACAAAGCCACTGCACAACTACGACTTATACCGGCATGACAATGCACGATGATGTCGTGGTCTTTGTAACGATGCTCAAACTCTAGGATCTTCCGAGCATCATGCCAATCGAATTGGCGGAACGTTTTATCGAGATCTTCGATTGCAATGCCATTAGGGATATCGTGGCACTCGATCCGTAATACATCCACAGGGTTATTGCCGAAGGTAGGAATATCCTCACCGGGATCACCGATAGAAATAATCGCACCAGGTCGATCTTCCAACGTAATCCAATCCTTAGACATCCACGTCACTGTTTTCAATTCCGCCATACTCCTTTTAAAGAATGGGAGTTCTCTCCAACTCGCCATTCCTTCTAGCGCTTCACTATCGTAATGCTTTCCTTCGGATAAAATCCAAACATGTCCGCCAGGCCACTTCCCATAGTCCCAGCTGACGAAATTATCCGTACCAACAATATCTCCCTTGGGGAACAATGAGAGAAACTCGCGGGCGAACATTTCGCATCCACCGGAATTGACATCAGTAAAATTGGCATAGCCGTGATGTGCAATCCATCGGTCTGCTAGGTCTTTAGGTATCATGGGTCCTCCAAAAAGAAAATATAAATGGGAGCCCGAAGGCTCCCACTATGATCAGTCAGCTACGAAACCGTCTTCGGTCAGGTTATCATCAGCGATGCTGACTACGGCCTTACGCTGACGGAAACCAGATTGCACGGTAGTGATCTTCACACGAGCATCTTCCAGTTCTTCGAAGATGGATGCGATACCTACCGAATTCAGGATGAAGTGCAACTGGTCCGAAGGCATCTTGGCTTCATTCGAAGTGATACCAACAGTACGCACGAATGCGTGACCGAACGGAATGTTCTTGTCGGCATCGGTGTACAGCGAGGCAATCGAGATCGGCTCCAGCACAGCAGCCGCTTCGGCACGAGTCTGGTGAACATGCATCTGAACCAGTTGTGGGTGAACACCACACACGTTCTGGTATTGAACCCAGTTGATGATATCTTTGGAATCCAGACGACCGTTAGTTTGGTCGGTCAGGGCTACCAGAGCATCCAGCAGGAAGATAACTTCGTTGTCAGCTTCGCCTTCACCATTGGCATTCGATACCCAAGCCAGCGGTACCGGTTGACCAGTCTTCTGCGATACCACTTCCAAGTTCTTCACGAGGTTAGTGGTGTTACGGATACGACGAGTAGTGTCGGTACCCGATACGCCGATGAGGATGGTCGGCAGTTTCTGTGCCAGCAGTTTGGTTGCGAGTTGTACAGCAATCGAAACACCGCTACCGCCGCCTGCACCAACAACGATGATGTTGACTGCACCCGGTTCGAACTTCTTCAGCATTTCGTCCGCATGAGCACGAGCGAAAGGCATCATGTAGTTCTGATCACCACCAGCACCATCAGTGCCAGGAATCAGGTAGATGCGATCTTTGTCGATCTTTTTGTCTTTCAGGTTTGCATCAGAAGAATCGAGGAAAGCAATGTGCTCGCCAGTTGCGCCGTAGAGGTTACCGATGTTGAAGCCAGTACCGCCACAGAAGTAAATGCGAGTCTTGATATCGAACATGCTTGCTACCTTTCAGAAAATGATTTGCGTCAGTGTTACATACTACCTAGGCAGGCAGTAATTTAATTCGAGAAGTGGTAGTTCTGGATAACTACTTGTACAGCGTAGCCACCCAGTTCTTTCCACAGGTTACCCGTGTATTCCCGTTTCCAACCTTCTTGTGATTCGGACTGAGTCATGGACGTGACCCGTGATAATCCGAAACCATCAACTTGAGAACGCCATGCCGAGAACATGGCATCCCCATACCAGACTTTTCCTTCAATGAATGACAGATCAACGGTGCGTACTGGACGACCGTCCATCTCAGCCACACCCACATAAGTCAGCTGGCCTTCTTCGTAGCCTGGAGTATAGTACACCCCATCTAGTTTATCAGTGTGATGTTTGTTCCATACCACAGCACAACCATCCGGCATGTAATCCGTTGGCGAATACACGACAAACAACGAACTACCAATCCAACCATCACCGCTAGATTTGTAATACTCGCAGCGCAGCATATCGCCTTGTGAATGTGCATGCCACACAGCAGATACCATTTGGTAACCCGCGTTGCGAATTACATCGTGGATAGCAAGGCACGAATCTTTACGTTCTAGGTAGCGGTCACCCTTGAGATCATCCCGCTCACGGAATCCATCAAAGATCAACGCTGGTGCTACAGTGTCCACGCGCTCACGAGACTTCATCTCGATCGAATACTCAAGAGCAAAGATAGAAACCTTTTCGCTAGCATCACACAACCCAAACATCTGGCTCTTGTTACGGGAAGTGATAGCTGCGGTGTTTGGAACACCTTGCAGTAGATTACGCAGATCACTCAGCTGCATCGTTAGACTCCTTACGCACGATGCTCAGACGTTGGCGGTCATCGGTGAGGATGGTCAACACGATGGCATCACCACGGTCGATAGCGTCTTGCAGGAGGGCATTGAAGCCGAGAAGGTCTGGATTGATGTAAGACATTTGAAACCCTTTTTCCGTAAATTGTTGATTACTAAATAATAATGAAATAGTATATGGGACCCCCCCAAAGGGTCCCCCCCACATACTATTACTATTTATATACATTTTTCTTTTAAGAAAAAGCTTTTAAATAGTTTATCTACTTCTGTCGAAGTACCACTTGCTTCTAGTTAAAACTAGTAAGCGCCGCGCCGCCGCATTTCATACAGCTCACGGTCACGCCAACCTCTTGCATAGAGGCGGGCTTCTTTTTGCCGTCTCACGTGGTCACGTGCCTTACACAGCCACAACCATGGATTTTTAAGAACCATTTGTTGTGCAACCCACTCATCGATTTTCTTATCGTGAGCTAGGATCGCCAGACGCGATAGCAGATACTGTCGCAACTGCTTCTTGATCTTCTTTGCCACGTCGGTTAATTCCCACCATGAGAGTATCTTCGAGTTTACAGTTACCGAGTGCATCCAAGTATGCTGTAAACCGGTTTGCATCTGCGAGTTCAGCAGTGGTCATTGGACGACTAATTATCGGACGACCATGCCAATCACAATTCAGTTCAAACCAATTCGGATTGTCCCGTTGTGGTTCTCGATGCTTACCACACTGGATCGTGTAGTCACTATTTTTCTTTGGATGCTCGATAACAATGTGCAGCTCGTTATCACACGCCCAACTGTTACGTACGTCTTGCCACTGGAAACCACCTTTAGCACGGAAGTCCTCAGCAGCACGACGAGTGGCTTCAGGGGTATAGACTCGACCATTGATCGACTCTGCTTCCCACTGCCAAGCGATGTTTTCGATGAACCGTTTCCGCTGCATGAGTCCACGGTACAGCTTACGAAGATGTCGGAGCTTTCCTTTAGATATCATCCGTAAGCCTTTATTTGAGCGTCGGTCATTTTGGTGTGACTCATGCGAATGCGATCACCCACTTTCAAAGGTTCATTCATGATGCCTTCCCAGATACTTTTGTTCTTAGGAGTGATCTTGAAGAACCGATCTGCATACACTGCCATTTCAGCTACGAGTGAACGCAGATAACGAAACTTACCACGACTGATACGTGCCATTTTAATCCCTGCTGTTGAAATCTTTCAGAACGGAAACGATGTGATCGTTAGGCCGAAGGGTATGTTGATCCAGAACGTCACAGTAGTTGAAGTTAATGTGAACGGCACCTTTACTGCCACCGATCACCACGAAGTAGTTAACACCAGCCACCAGACGTTTGACGAAAGAGGTCAGCTGTGGCTTTTGACCATAGAGCTTTTCCCATACCGACATGTAGTTGCTGACGACGATACGTACTTTCGGCAGAACGCTTTGTGGAAGATATTGTTTCAGATCTTCCATCAGGAATTCGATGGTCTTTTCAGAACCAGTGTCTTCATTGTCTTGACGCCACTTAGGTGCACGATAGACCATGATACCTTGAGGACCTTTGATCAATGCATGTGCTTCAACTACACGCTGATCACAGCCCAACATGCGATATGCATCCATCAGCATGTGATTAGCCCCGCTCAATGCAGGATGATGTTTGTGTGCTTGTGTCACCAACCACTTCGCCAGTTCAGCATGCACATCGGCTGAAGACATTGGTTCATCTTTACGGTGCATGAAGTTTACGATGTTCTTACCGCGTGCACTAACATGCAGCATACGGCCACCAAAGATCTTCCGTGTGTCAAGACGGTAAGTCCATGGAACCATTACTTGATCATTAACGATAGTGGGATCATCGTAATACTGTTGCCCTGCCAGATCGATCATCTCTTCGGTTGCACCCCGCGAGATTAAATCTTGAAAATTAATTCTCTCTACTGCATCCATCTAGTGCTGTCCTTTTTTACGGGTGGATTATCGAAATAGTAATATAGATTTGAAATTTAATGGAAACGGCATAAAGCCTCCCCGAAGGGAGGCGTTTTATTCCGCTGGACCAGACGGTGGGTAAACAGCGTACTTGCCTTGAGGTGGGTAATGTGGAACCCATACTGGATCAAAACTAGTGCCCGTTGCCTCAGGTGCTTTCGGTCCAGTGTAGTTATCCCACACAGAACTGTCTAGGAGGGCCTTTGCAGACGTTTTGATGTACTCCAGGAGTGAAGCTACGTCTGTGAGCTTAGTATCGCCCCAGCCGCGTTTCTGAACGGTTAGGAATAAACTAGAGCAAGTGATCTGGCCCGAGTATTCCGCTTCTGTTTCAGCTACGTTAACACGCAGTCCTGGCGGTAGAGCGAATCCAGTGCTGGTCAGGAACATCCGACGAATAACTTCATCGGCGTAATTCTGTGGCAAACCCAAAGCAGTAGCTACAGCAGCTTTGGTAGTTTCAATTTTAATCATGATTACCTCGTGAAAATTTCGTGGTATTGATCAAGTTCACGATCCAGCAATGCAACTTCCTGGAGAGTTAGCTTAACCTTAGTGTGGGTGTCACTGTTCCGGTAAGCATAACCTTCCAAAACAATAGCTCGATAGTCCTTAACGATATTACGTTCAACATGATCGAACACAACACCGAGTTTAATCAACCGACGAACCAATCGTGCTACAGCTCGACCAGCTTCCCCTGGGATGTTACCAATGTAATCCCAAATATCGGTGCGGGGTTCCCCTGGGAAAATGCCTGCTCCTGGATAACCGATGAAGTCTAATTGGAATGGAACCACCCCAACGTCTCCAACAATAGGTCTCCAAACTCGATAACCGTTGTCAGTTTCTTCCAACCGGTAATGAGCATTCGGATATTCTTCTTCCAAGGCCTCTAGATGATCGTCTAAGGCACGTCGAACACCTGCGTTGTACCGTAGGGACGATTCATTGTAATCACGCTCAAATGCGTGCTCAGCGCTTTCCTTGGTATATTCCTTACGGACAGACCATTCGTACCGTTCACCATTCGCTTTGTCGAAAATGGTGAAGTAATAAGTCATTGCATCGGAAAGCTGGAATTGCACATCGAAGCGACCAATGTCACAACGGGGCCACTGTGACCGTAACCGACGCAGTGCATCGATTCGGTTCAGCATATTTTGATAGATGTCACATGGATTGCCAAATACACTCAAATCGATTGTCGTATTAGGTGCTGGCTTCTCACAACGCTTGTACATTGCGTCACTCCGTTTCGTTAACTACAGAGGATAAAAGAAAAACGGCATAGACGGGGACCCGAAGGCCCCCGACTTATTACGCCTTGAAGTCCAAGGTGTAGTGAATGCGTTTCGAGGCGTTAGCCATGCTAACGTGCAACGCTGGTTGACGACGATAATCGCCATGGGAGAGGTGCACACTGTAGATGTTCACACTACCGCCCAGTTTCTCCAGGTGACGAATGACTTCTTTCAGAGCAGCCAGGACCAGAGGACGACGAGCTTCTTCAATGTGTTGAACTACCGACTCAGGTTCGATACGGTCAACAACGATGGTTTCGCCATTATCGTAAGGACGCGAGTTGATACCCGTCAATTGATTCCACTTCCCATCTTCCAGTACGGTAAGACCAGTGGAAGAATAACCACGGCTGTTACCATTGGGATCGGTCAGGACTTTGCAGAAACCAGAACCCAGGATATACTTGACTGGGAGTTCCAGTTGGATCTCCTGCTCCAGTTCATCGATAGCACGACCTTCCAGACGAACAGTTACCATGCCGTTGGTCATGACGATGTTGATCGATGGATCTTCTACAGCTTCGATACCGATATCGAAAGACGTAGGGTGGAAACAGTTTGCAGTCAGGACTTCAATGATACCAGCAAACGAGCTAGCCAGCTTACGACCTGGTTCAGTTTGAGATACAGCCAGAGCTGTTACCAGAACACCACGGACACGATCGATGGTCAGCGGAGTGGATTCTTCTTTACCGTAACGATCGAAACCAAAGTCACGGCCAGAGTTACCGCCACCTGGTTGAATTGCTACTTTACCACGCACAATGCCATGCGAGGTAGTGATACGGTTAACCATGCTACCACGGCCATAAGTATCATCAGTTTCATTCCAGCCGGTCAGGGTCAGACCCGTGTCGCCGTCCAGAACCAGAGATTCGTCAATCAGTTTTTTCAGAGCATCAGTGTTATTGCACATCAGAAAACGTTCCTCGTTAAGGGTGTAATGCATTACATACTAGATGGATGGGAGTACTTTATCCCTGTTGATCTTCCGTAGTCAGCTTTGTTTCTCGCAGCGCGGGTACGCCTCGTTGCAGCAGTGCCAGCATTTTACCAGATACATTCACCCGGTCTTCATCTGCTTCTTTCATTACAAGTGAAGGGCGTGTGTACTCGTTAAGCAGATTGAGATCCATTGGACGAAGCAATTGTGCTTCTTTAGCTAATCGCTCCATAGCTAGTCCCAGCCCAAGACCACCCATGCGACCACCACCCAACACAATCACACGACCTTGATCCTCAAGCCGCTTGGTAAAATTTTCAATCAGCTCAGGTGGCTGATCACCAACCAGGATGACGTCACGTTGTTTCATAGCCGGTGTATCCAATTGTTTCAATGCAGACTCGCACGCTTCGATCCATTCTTCAGCTGAAGGGTTATTCATTTTGTTCTCCCGATTAGACACAGTTGTGATATAGATCTGAGATTAGATGCAGTCCAATGGTTTGTATAAGGAGACTACCATGCACGAAACTACCACTATCGTCGATCTGCTAGAAAAGCATTTTGCTGACGTTAAACTCGATCGCGCTTTTTGTATGCGGGTCATTAACTTCGTTACCCGATTCATGAACAAGAACGCAGACCACTCGGCTTTTTTCGGTGGGGCTCTGTTAGGGGTTAACCCAATCCGTTGGCATCCTACTGACCGCGAACAGTGGTACGATGAAGTCCTCGGTGTAAACGATGACTTACTCCAGTATGATTTCCTAAAGCTAGATGTGATTGATCCATCACACAACGTTAACTCGGATTCATTCAACCACATCCCTGCTTTCCTTTGCCGTAAGCTGATGATGAATACACAGCTCCCAGGTAACTTGCGGGACGAAACAATGATTGCATTGTTTACATTACTGCACATCAAATACCTGACTTCTTTGCTGAGTCGTCGTTTCCAATACCCAGCTAAGCGTGAAGTAGCGGAAGCAACGTTCATGTCGTTGAACTACAAGTGGGACATTCGTCGACTGGGTTCATGGCACGCATTGATTCGAGATCGGTGTTTGTCTATCATCGGACCTGACACGAACTACACCGACCACATCTTCGGTTCCAACAACTCCCTAACGGATTATTGGTCTACCCGTATTGTAACTGACACCCAGTCACGTATTCGAGAAGTGATCAACAAGATCTACGCTGTGTATATCCAAGTACTCAAAGAAGGTGGGCGAGTCATCACTACTTCCGAGATGGGATTATCCACAGATGGCGATGCATTCCTCAAAGACAAGACTTCTGGGTTTGCTACTTACCTGCGATACGGCAAAGAAGTTGTAACCAACGAAGCTAACTTCATTCGTCCTGAACTGTTAGGTATTGTTGAAAGAGCTATGGTTGACTCCATGCCATCACAACCTTTCGAAGATACCCTGAAATACATTTGCCGAAACGTAGCCCAAGCTCGTATGGGTCACATCGATAAGATGTTTGAAGAATGTTTGCTGTACGTGTTTGATCAGATGCAATCTGAGCGTACACAGATCCAACGTGCGAATGACTTAGAGGGATTGATCCTGAAGGTTCGTTCTAAGTTAATGGCTTCTCGTTCCAGTGACCCACGTGTGTTGTATCTGCGTGAAGTCGGTGAGAAGATTGTGGCCGATGCTACAGGTGTTCGTAACAAAGCTGTACTAGCTGCAACCCGTACGGGTATCATGTTGTACATCACTTTGCGTGTACTGACCAAGAACCACTACGCTCGATAAAAAAAAAATACAGCATAAGGCTCTCCCGAAGGAGAGCCGTTATGTCGTTACAGGTCGCGCATTACCGGAGCACCGAGGTCAGCAGCAACATCGGTCATCAGGCTCATCACGTAAGGTTTGTACTCGTTGAGTTGCTCAAGGGTGAGGTTGAGCTTCATCAAGGTAGGGTCATCAAACACCACGCTCCAACCAGCGCCATCAAGGATCTTGTCATGCTCGGCTTTGGTTACAGCATCCCAGCACCCGCTAGCGTCACACTGCACCAGAGTAGCAGTCATGAAGAGTTCTTTCAAGACATCAGGGTTGATGTCAGGATGTTTTACTTCAGCTTGTGCAACAGTGGCGAAAGCCAATACAGCTGTCAGTGCAATGCTAGCGAGTTTCATTGGTTAGTTTCCTTGCTGTAGTTGTTGGATGAGTTTGACGAATTCGGCGAAGGATTTACGGTAGCCCGATGATTGTGCTTCTTTGTAAGCTACCAGGAAAGGTTGGGCAGTTTCAATATCGAGTCCCAGACCTTTCAGATGTTCCATTTCGAAGAAGAAGTTCACTTGACACTGTACATGTTCACGGTAAAGAGTCAGGGCACTCTGCATGTCCGATTCCAGGCTTGCCAACATCACTGGATTCATACGGACACGGTCCATTACACAAGCATCCATAGTTGCCATCGGATTGCCTTTGCGATGAGTGATCTCACCGATGAACTGGCCATTGAATACATAACCCAGTGTGATGCCTTCTCGACGGTAGGTTACTTTGGAACCACTAGCGATAACAACTTCCGCATTGAACTCAAAGCGACTACTATCGAAACGTTGTGCCTGGGTCAGCATGTTAGCACCATAACGAATTGCTTCTTCAGCAAACCCGTAGTGGCGTTCCAGAATCTTACCGAAGAACCGTGGTGTTTCCTGATAACCCGAACGGATGTCCAGGATATACGGACGGAACTTGTCGATAATAAACTTGACGTTGGCATTCACGTCGGTGCCAGTCACGTAACCCATACCGAAGTGCATACGGCGCTGGGATACATGGAAGATCATCATGTTGTTTTCATCGTACATGACGTAACCATCACCGCGGTGACCGATTTTGTATTTCGGGCCGATGCGCATCATGTCTGCAGAAAGCTTGCAAGCCGAAGCCAACAAGCCATAGAAGTCTGTGACCTTCCGACGGGTAGACGGAGTCGTCATTGTGTCGAATACGTATTGGGATTGGCCCGACACGTCTTGGTACAGGTTATCGAAAAGCGAACTGATCGCATAACCGATTGGATTATCTTGAGCAACTTCTTTAGGGAAGATCTCGGTGAATGCTACCCAGTCCAGATCGATCATTTTGGTAGTTGGGTGGAAACTGAAGATCACTTTATCAGCACGAACCAGATCCATGCGATAGTTGTCTTCTTCGACAAACCGTACACGAAGTCCTTCAACGGTAGTCAGGTGTTCAGCGTTTGCATAAGCGCGGATCTTGTATAACTGCCAGATCTGCATGCGCAGGATGTACAGTTCATCTCGAGAGATTGCTGGGGTTACCATTACAGATTGCTTGATTCTCATGAAACTTCCATTTGGTTGGTTGATCACAGTAGTAATATAGATTTGTAATTTGTTGCATTACACGGCATAAAGCCCAACCCGAAGGCTGGGCCTATACCATGCTACGCCTTGGGAGTGGTAGCTGTACTGCTTTGACCTTTAGCTTCACGGCGCATCTCAGCGGCAGCCGCTAGATCATCCGCAAAGCCGTATCCAGCATTTGCCTCGTCAACACCGATAAACGATGCAAACGTTTTCTTTTCAGCTTGTGCCTTTTGACCCGTAGGGGTCGTTGGTACTGCGGAGCTAGTAGCCATCGCGATGTTCCTTAAGCAATGCCGATACGGTTGTTAGCACCTTCAGCAAGCTGATCGGTGATACCGTTACGTTGGCCGAGAACGTCGGCAGAAATCTTCTCTTGCCACATTTGCATGTCGTTCGGGTTCAGACCACTGAGATCCATCGACTGCAGAATCTCACGAGCGTACATCTTAACGCCAGCGGAGGTATCGGTCAGTGCGGTGAATTCGATAGTCAGTTCCAGGTTCTGACCGATCTGCGAAACGTCTTTACGGTTCGACCAATCACCAGTAGTGGTTGGCTGCATGTTAGTGCACAGATAAGCAGACACAACGTCCTGCATGGTTGGATCTGGTTCAATGAACAGTACAGTGCAACCAGCGAAGGTTTGGTTGTAATGTTCAGGACGAACCATACCGTCAGAAACGATCAGCGGTACTTTGGTGTTCGGATCACCCAGGCCATACAGAATCCACCATTCCAGGAAGTGCTGGATGGTACGACCTTGTAGTTCCCACGCGCCCAGTGAAGGACGAGAGGTAGCACGAGTAACGTTCGAAACAGCCGAGATGACTTCACCAGCACCACCTACTGGCGCGTCAGCGAACTCAGCAGTAACAGTACGGTTAAGACCATCGATAGTCCGACAGTGTTTCTCGATCAATGCTTTCAGAGAAGCGATCAATTGGTTTTGGTTAGCCGCATACCGGAAGAAGCGAGGAGCTTCTAACAGAATAGCGATCAGGTTACGAGACACGTACGGAGTGTTCGCAGCCAGGTTAGCCAGGTCTGGAGCCAAGACGAAAGTACCGGCCTGAGCCAGGTTCATCATGTTCTCAGAAGCGTTGGCACCGTAGCCCGAGCGCGGAGCGTACGGATTGGGATAGCGCTTTGCCATTTTGTGGACCTCTTGCTAATTGGGGTCAACCCGAGGCTTACGCCTCGGTGTTGGCTTCCCGACGGATAGTAGTCAGGTTGAAGTTCAGAGTGGTGTGCGGGTTGTTAGCCGCAACAGTCACTTCACAGCTCCAGCTGGTACCGTTGTTTTCGTCAATGGCAGAGATGTACGAACGTGGGATGACATCAACGCGATCGCCGTAGCGCTCACGGGTCAGTTCCAGGATTCGTTCATCGGTACGCTCGATCAGCTGTTCTTTCGACAGGTAAGCGTTACCAGAGAAGTCCGCATGAACTTTGTGGATCAGACGGATTAGGTCGCAGCAGATGTTGACTGTGATCGGCGACAGCAATACCGAAGTATCGTCTTTGTAAACCGAACGCAGGCATGGGTAGTACTGGGAACGTTGGTCGTACGATTGCGACCAGGTTGCACCGTTTGCCCACAGCTGGCTACGAGTACGCTCACTGAAGAACTTCACGTTCTGATCTTTGACCAGAGTTACGCGGTTATTCGGAGAGACGTCCATCTCAAAGCCTTCACGCAGAATACCAGTACCTTGACCAGCATAGCGTGCCCACTTGACACCGATGTCCAGCAACTGCGGAACGTACTTCGGCAGGCCATTACCCCCACCGATCAGTTTACCCGTTTGCAGGGCAATCATCGCACGGCAGACACCAGTACCATAGAGCGTAGACTCTGGGTAGGCTTGCAGACGAGTGATCAGGGCTTGGCAACGCGAAGCTTCTTCCGAAGCAGACAACAGACGAGTCTCCCCTTCCACGAAGGTAGTGAAGAAGTACTGTACGTCTTTACGAGCAGCCAGAACTTGGATTGCACGGAACTTCGATTCCATCGGCAGACCGGTATCGTACAGAACACCGAACTGGTAGTGCGCGATGTTTTCGTACTGGTCATTACCCAGCTTACCGAAGTTGGTGTTCTCGATGTCTACAAGCTTATTGTATTCATCCAGATCGGTAGTACCATCGCTACCGCCAGCGGCGTAGATCGTAGCGTTCTTACCGAGGGTTACACCGCCACCCATTGCACCTTCCAACTGAATGGACTGGTACGGGTCACCGTCTTCGCCGAGCATAGTCAGGAAGTCGATCTGCGACGAACTGGTAACAGTACCAGCGATAGCAGGGTTCACAACTTCTTCAGCTGCTTGGATCAGATCCTGAACCAGCTTGATATTGTCGCGGTAAACATAGATCTGCGAGAACGGAGAATACAGAACCGACAGGCCAGATTCGAAACCGTCATCGGAATACTTATCGATCAGTACTTCGTCGATAGTGTAATCCATGTTCATGCTATCGGAATAAACGCCTTCATCGAAAGACACGTTAACGAAGTCTTCATCAGCAGCAGTTTTCACGATAACTGGAGTGTTGCCCACAACTGGCAGTTCCACGAATTGTACGCGGTACATACGAGTTTTGAAACGCTCTGCGGTGTCTTCATCGAAGCCATCTGGATCTTCAGTATGAGTACACCAGATTCGCATACCCAGGTTGTTACCTTGAGTACCGAAGAAAGCAGCAGGCAGTTCGAACAGCGGGTAAACAGTAGACTGCGAGTTGTCGATGGTCGAAACCATTTCACCTGGCAGGATACGCTGAGTACCAACTTCCGAAGAGTTGTCACGAATCAAAATGACACGTGCACGGTAACCTTCGATTTGCGCGTCCGCAGTAGCGACTGGGTTAGCCGACAGATCATTAACTGCGTCTGGGTAGTTGAAGCCGCCCAGTTGGTTAATGGTTTGATCGACATAATCGTGCACCATCTCTAGTGCGACGATAATACGTGCTGGGTTACCTGCGTCTTCTGGTTGCAGACGCTTCACATAGAAGCCGTTACCTTCGCTGAGGAACTGTAGAGCCAGAAGGGATTGCTGGTTAAAATACTTGCTGCGTGGAGCCAGGGTATTTTCACCGAAGATTGTAGCAATACCACCTTCGTCGTTACCGACATAAGTAGTATCAGTTGGGCCGGTCTCACAGAAGAGACGCAGCAAAGGAGTGTGCTGAGCAAACGTCACAGGCGGACGTTGGAAAGCCCGACGACTCAAGTCCCGGATACCATTAAAAGTAACCTTAGGGACAGCGTTGGTGTATGACATCTTTATTTCTCCCAAGTATGGAGCATTTTGAACTCGATGTTATGAGTGTAAACTAACGGTCAATCATAGATATTAATTAAGATTGACCTACGAAGTTATTTTTTACCCCCTAAAAGGAGATACGGAATGGTCATCATGCCATACGAAACGACCCTCGGTCGTCTGAATAAACCTGACGAATATGTACGTGCAGTACGCAAAGCTGAGATCAGTTTATCCTTGCCACCAATGGCAACAGTTAATAATGAACAACTCAGCGATACCGGTTACGTGACCCCTCGTGAAGAACACGATGACATTCCGAACTTTGCTCACATCATCAATGTCGGTGACGAACGTAACCCAATGTTGGTAGTTGACGGTCGCCAGTATATGCGTTACGATGAACGCACTGGTGTAACACGACTGATTGCCGCAAACGATTGGCAACTGCAATGCGTACGAGTAGCCCTGACCCACAAACTGATGGAACAAGGTCCTCACGCATTTTCACGCCTGACTGATTTCCCAGCCAAAGTTTTCATGGACTGGGTAACCGGTACTCTCGTGCAACGTTACACCCTGCGCCCTGAATCTGAAATGGCACTGCGTGTGATTTCGGCTCTCTACTACCAAGCCATGTTGTCGCCAGAACTCCGTGAACCTGGTCACGATCGTGTTCGTTTTGCAACGATCCTTAATCGCATTACCATGGTACCGATTGACTTCATTCTGAATCTGGTAGATCCAGATATGCCTAACACCGTAGGTTCTCTGAACAACGCGGATGACTTGGCACGTGAACTCAGTACGAAGTCTCGTACACTCAGCATGGGTCAACTGAAATTCGCTGACTTGCATGTGCTGTTGAAAGCTTCGTGGTATGGTACTAACGCATCGGATAACGTGGGTATGGCACTAGAACACCTACCTACTTGGATTGCCATTCTTTACACGGCAGTCTCCGATCGCTCATACCGTAAATCTAAAATCACTGAGCGGGCTGAAAGAATCGGTCGCGCTAACGATATCCGTAATTTCATTGACCTGGTTGGTCGGGCAGTTACAGAAGAATTCGTCTAATAGGGGACAACAATGAACGACTATCTGTTGCGCTACGCGATTGATAACGTTTGGTGTAACCTTGGACAAGATCGGCAGTTTCAATACCAACTGCGTCAGTTAACACCACGTTACGGTACTCGCCGTTTCTACGTGGTTGACGCACAGAAGTACGTGCTGCCTTACGAGTCTGAACGGGATTGGTTCCACGTGTATCAAATCGGTCAGGTGGTTCCATCACACCTGGCTCTCCCAAAGGTTTACAACCAATGGATGTCATTGGAGAAACTCGCCATTCATCACAAGATGCTTGGTGAAGTCTACGTTGACAGTGGTATTCAGTTCTCTCGGGCTCAAACCTGGGTATTGCTGACCTCCAGCCAAAACTTACTGGTTGCTGTAAAGATCCTTCCTTTATTTCCGGATCTGGATGAACAACAGCCATACCTTCACTTCTATCAAAATGCTTTCTTCCAAAGCAAACGTTCAGATCAGTCGACCAAGAACTACATCGAAGCTTATTCGATCCGTCCTAATACGACAGCTGAATTGCGACAATTCCAAATCCGAATGCAGGACCTGTTAGCCGAGAAAGGAGGTTTCCCTCTGTGCTGGGTGAATGGTCGTTTGGTACAGGAAATCTCGTTGGTCACAGCAGGTGTAGGTGACTATTGTGAGTGGGTATTGGATAGCTCGATCTATCGGGTTGCTGAATACCGGTTGCAAGGTACCCCAACCTTTACTTCGACATTGGACAGTGCTAACAAATACATTATCCACTTGCCGAAAGATAAGTCGACTTCAACGATTGAGTTCCACGACGATATCGCAGTGTTCCTGTGTAAGAACAACAATGCGTTGTCTCGTTACTCGGGTGTGCATTACCACCACAACGATGGTAAGTGGATGCGTCAACTCACGCACCGTGATTGGTCTATTCCGGTAGGACGTGTGCAGTCGATGATTGCTAGCCACCCAGAAGATCCACGTACTGGTACTGATCCGAGATGGCCTTCTGATAAGTGGGCTACGTCTGATCCGATGTACATTCGCATGTATCACCGTCGTTCAGGTTACGAGCGTCCTATCGTTGCTGATTCGTCCCGTATCCAAGAACTCTACCGTCTGACTGATGCGAATATCATCCGTGCCATGACGGGTGCAGACTCTATGCCTTTGTGGCATGCTGCTAACCTAGAGAAAGCTGCGTACGTACGATTCATGTCTGCTGATCCTAATGTGATCTATCCGGTTGCATTCCAAGATCCTACTAAGTCGACTCAGTTCAAACGTGAAGCATTGAACTTTGCAGGTGACGTGTTTGGTTATCATGAAGCTGCACACTTGATGGCAAACAACCCAGCTAAAGTCTACATGTCTCAAACTGAACGTGTAGCAGATCTGGCTTACGTGTATTGGGAAAACGCTACGGTATTCGAATACGATAACCAAGGCATTCTGCTAGAGTGGCATCACCATACCGGTGGTTCTCGCTACTATGTTCAGAACCCTAACACGGCATGGGTGGAATGTATCACGGGCGTTGGTAGCACAGACCTGCAAGGCGTGTATGGCACTGATCCAGTAGAACTACCTGATGGTTACGAGTTCCGTGTATACGTGAATCGGACATGGAGTGGTGCACCTACTGGGGAATGGCAAGACATTACCGATCTGGAGAACCGGCATGAATGGGGCTTCCTGGATGAAACAGGTGATGTACCAGTATGGCGTTGGGTTACGGGTGGCAATGCTTACCAAGGTTTGATTCGTCGTTCTGATCGGTTCTTCTTGGATGCTCGTCGTTTCAACAAGTCTTCGGGCATTATCAACTTCAGCTTCCGTCACACTTCGATGTCGTCGGGTCAACAGACTGAAGAACTGATGGATATCCCACTGGGTCAGCTCGATGTATTCTTGGCGGATGAGAATGGACTGAATGGTCGTTCCCTAATTCAAGGCATCGACTACATTGTTATCGAGGGACCTACGTTCCAAGAAACTGTAGTGGTACTGAACAACCTGGAATATCTGAACGAGATCAACACGGTGATTATCCGTGCACATGGCTTCTGTTCGCCAGAGTTGAAGATGTATCCGCCAGCAGAAGTAGGCTTTGTTGAGTACGGTGTATTGTCGGGTAACGGCGTCTACGATGTCCACACCCACAAGATGCAACGTATCGTTGTTGATGGTCACTACCGTGCATTCGAAGACGTTAAGTTCGATGAGGACTACGCCGATCGGGTAATCGCCGATGAACGTAATGGTTCGCCTTACCAGATCCAAACTCCACAAGTTACTTTCCGTGATGTTTACGACGAAGATAATGCTGCTCGTGAGTTGGATGACGTTCGGGATAAACAAGTTAGTGATTACATGACTGAGTATTTCCCAGCTCGTGCACGCCCTAACTCAGACAAGATCGAACGACACTACTATGTCTACAGTGCATACGCAAACAAGATCCTAAACGATCTGATTGCAGGTACGTTGAAGCCACCGATTGTTAATGGTTTCTACACGGATATGGATGTGGCTAAAGCAGTAGCTAAGTACGATTGGCTGAAACCTTTCGACATGGCTAACCAAGACTACAACAAGAACCACATCATCATCTACCCGCACTGGCATTCAACCGCCCAGGGTCTGGACATCCAACAGTATGACTTCTTTGTGAGAGCTCTCAAGTTGGGACTCCGTGAGGTTCCCGATCTTTCACATTCAATCTACATCACGAGGACCTAGGAATGGCAACAACATTCACTCCTTTTACTCGATCAGCCTTCCTGGACCCCGAACGTGGGTTCTGGACTTGGCTTCGATCGGAGATCGTTAGTTTCCCAGGCGAAACTAACAAGTTCATTCCAAACGTGAACGATGCTGTCCGCGACTGGGACCAAGGGTTGTTCCGCGTTATCGAAGTCGATCAGACTACAGGCATGTCGGTACTGGAGAAATGGGTAGAACCAGAATCTCCAGATCCGGATGGTCCTGAGAACGTACTGATCGCAACTGGCCCAGGTTACACTTCGGAATCCTTCCGTATCTTCCTGGATCAAACCGTTACGCCACACACGTTCTCTCCTGACCTCCGTTGCCATTTCTATGGTACTGAAGTCCAAGGCTACAAGATCTTCCAGGGTAGTGATATCTCGGAAACTTACGGCAAAGTGATTTCGGAATACTACGATGCTTCGGGTAACTATCTGGGTCCAATGATTCCAGTTGAAGTTGCTCTGTTGCCAGGCATGCTACCAGGTACTCAATACCAAAGCGGTGTGACTGTACCAATGGCGGGTTATACTTCGGTTAGCCTACCGGACGGTGAACGGGTTACTCTCGTAGCCTACTCCGCTAACGGTAAACAGCTTTCTATTGCTCAACTCGTAGTAGTGAACTCTCAAGCTATTCGCCAACCGGATACGTCGAAGCGTTACGTTAAAGGTATCTCGATTGATTCTTCGTGGATTAGTTCTGCTGATCCTAAAGTCATTGAGTTCCCACTGAACGTTGCTGTCGAATCGTTGCCGATGGTTGCTCGGGTTCATTACCGTGATGGTAAGAAAGAAGCCAAGGCTGTCAATGGCGGTCAAATGGAACTGTTGGGTCTCCGTAACTACGTGGCTACTGAAGTGGGCCAAGAGTTCGGTATGACACTGACCTATCAACTGGCTCAGGATGAGATCTCTTATGGTCTCAACCCAACTACCGATCGTAAGATCACCATGTCTTACATTGCTCGGACTACTCCAGCAGAAGGCGCTTACGAGTGTCGTATGTTTGTTTATCCGGTGTGGGTAAACGCGGCTGTTGGTTACCGGTTGGAGTTCTGGTTGTATAACCAAGATCGGGAACGGTTCTGGAACATCACGCCACAGGTTGAACTGGGTATGACTTCCAAGCCGTTTGATCCGAAAGGTTACGGCTTCATTCAAGACCTGACCTACGCGGTTAACTTGAACGAAGTGGATGGTGTCTTTAAACCAGTTCGTTTCGTTAGCTCTTTCCAGCTCGCTCTCTTGACAGCTGGTGGGAACACTGACGCGAATTGGGAAATCAAGTTCCGTCCTGACCAAGAAGTAGCTTATGGTCGAGACCTGAAAGCAAACGTGGAATATATCGAAACCAACCAGTGGAACCTACGACTGGCTAACGGTATGCAGACTAAGGAAACTTGGCTGCAGAAGATGTACTACAATGCTGAACCTCTGATTAACCCAGAGTCGGAAGTAGTTGCTCCTGAACCTACGCACTTCCGTGTACAGTTCTTGCACAACACTTACGAGTACGCGATCTCTCAATGGAACGAAGTATTGAAGGTAAACAACGACCTCACTAACAACGGTGAACTCGTTTACATTCAGTGGATTCGTCGAACTGTAGGCACCGACCTACAGCTTGCAATCACCGCATTGCCCCTGAAACAGCTCGTGTAACAACATAAGCGGCTACCCCTTTGGGTAGCCTTTATGCCGTAATTCTATGACTCATATACGTTTCCTGGCAGGGGCGGGGTCGAAATCTTTTATACCGTCACCGCCATACATACCTACAAGGACATTTCTAATGAACGTAATTCTCTATATTGATGACTGGAAAAAATTCCCATCGGCAATCGCTGACACCAAAACCAAGAACGAATCTTTCCTGAAACTCGTAGCGCTTTACAAGAAGATGGGGATTAAGAACTCGGACTTCTGCCTGGCATTGTTCCAGCCAGAACTGCAGGGCGTAGACCCTTACGACGAAACTCTAGATGATGCTACAAAGATGAAGATCATGCTAGAGGCGAAGTATAACCCCTGGTATTACTTCCGTGAGATTGCGCGAATCCCACCTACCTCTGGTAACAACCCGATTCCATTCCGGGCTAACCGTGGTAACATTGCACTGTTCTGGTCTTTCTTCAACCACGTTGACTTCGGTTTGCTGCAACCACGTCAGACTGGTAAGTCGGTATCGACTGACGTACTGATGACTGGCATGATGTACATCTGGGGTGAGAACACTGTAATCAACCTGATTACTAAAGATACAAAACTGAAGAACGCTAACGTTGAGCGTCTGAAGATCATGATGGACTTGCTGCCTAAGTACATCCATGAGAAAGACTTCTCTGACGTTGACAACCAAGACATGATGACTTGTATCCGTCTTGGTAACAAGTACAAGACTTCGGTAGGTCGTAACGATAAGATCGCTGCGGATAAACTCGGTCGAGGTTTGACTGTACCTATCATGCACTTCGACGAACTTGCGTACATCAACTTAATCGAATACTCTCTACCAGTTGCACTGGCTTCTGGTTCTGCAGCTCGTGAAGAAGCTGCTGCTCAAGGTCAGCCATACGGCAACATCTTTACTACAACGGCTGGTAACATTACTACCCGTGATGGTGAATTCGCACATGGTTTCTTGACTGGTGGTGCGCCATGGACTGAAACTTGGTTTGACATTGCTGACCAGAAGACTCTGCACAAAGTCGTAGAGAAAACTTCCAGTGGTCAGAAGCCGATCATCTACGGTGCATTCAACCACCGTCAGCTTGGCCGTACTGACGAATGGCTGTTCAAGACATTGCGTGACTCTGCTCAGTATGGCGAGATCGCTGACCGAGATTACTTCAACATCTGGACCGTTGGTGGTGAGGGTTCTCCGATTACCCAAGAACAGAAGAAACGGATTAAGGACTCTGAACGAGAACCAGTGTGGACAGAGATCACACCTGAAGGCTACACCGTACGTTGGTTCGTGTCGAAAGAGCATGTTGAATCACGGATGGCTAATAGTCGTTACGTAATGGGTCTTGACCCTTCGGAACTCTTAGGCGAGAAGTCTGACTCCACGGGTATGGTTATCATCGATATCGAAACACACGACATCGTTGCTACTGGTCGATACAATGAAACGAACGTTCCTCAACTGTCGGCATTCATTGCAGCGATTCTGATCCGTTATCCAAACATCACATTCGTTCCAGAACGTAAGTCGATGGGTATGGCGATTATTGACTACGTTGTGATTGCATTGCACAGGGCTGGTATCGATCCATTCAAACGTATCTTCAACCGTATCGTTGACGATGCTACCATTATGGAATCTGAGTTCCGTGATATCCAAACTCCGATGTCTGCTCGATCCCCTACGTTCTATGATCGATTCAAACGTCACTTCGGCTTTAACACCGCGGGCAGTGGTCGGTATTCGCGCGATGCACTTTACGTGGTTTCGCTTCCTAGTTCGATGGACTACGGTTCTCGTCGTATGCATTGTAACTTGCTAATTACCGAAATCTTGGCATTGACTATCCGCAATGGTCGTATTGACCACAACCGCGGTAACCACGATGACTTGGTAATTTCCATGTTGCTGGCACACTGGCTGTGTATCCAAGGTCAGAACCTTTCTTACTACGGTATTAACTCTAACAACATCTTCTCTAAAGCACAGATCTCGGATCGTGAACTTACGAAGATTGAAGTGTATCGTGAAGAAGTAGGTTCTCGGGCTAAGCAGGAATTCGATGCATTGATCGAAGAGATGAAAGGGGAGAAGAACCCGATGATCTCTGCTAAGATCGAATTGAAACTCCGTGCATTGTCTCGGCACATCAACTTGGAAGAAGCATCGGGTGCTGGTATCGATGCAATGATTCGCCAAGTGAAAGAAGAGCGTACTCGTAAGGTTCGTTCTAATCGGTATACTCCGACCGTGATGATGTAACGAAACAAAAAAAAATAAAGCGAATGGCTCTCCCGAAGGAGAGCCAATTTGCCGTTACTTCACCAGGAACTGGAGAGTCATGTCTTTCTCAGCAGTCTGCAGTGCAAGCGACAGGCTATTCGGATTGATCAACAGTTCCATATCGCGCGCGGTCAAACCAACGGTGCGATGGAGTTTGATGATAGGCGCATCACTACCACAGAAGTCTGCGTTACCGATCCATACCCGGCCATCGTCGTCCATGAAGTGAACCATCCCGTTAGGGCTTTGTTTAAAGTACTTGCTAACGCGGCGCATTTCCAGGTTCTGCTTCACGATCCCGCTCAGGGCATCTGAAGCTTCCTTGGCGAAATTGATCGGGCGAGTATTCCATTCGTTGTCGATCTTCAGTTGAATAGCGACGAGCGTTTCTTTGTCGCGTTCTACTTTAGCTGGAGAACGCTCTGGATGTTCCGACAACATCAGGTACTGTGAACGAAGGCTCGGGAGATCCAGTACTTCCAATCCATCCAGTTCCATCGGCAGACCGCCATCGGGTTTGGCCAGATGGATCGATACCAGCGGCGTGAAGCACATGACTTCACCACACAGCGTCTTCTGGATTGGGTGGGTTGGGTAGTGACGCAGCAGGTATTCCCACATGTGTGGCATCACATCGATATCCACGTCTTCGGTGACTTCGCGCAGGCCATGCATCACAGCAGCAGAACCGGCAGTGATGACGAAGTTGTCTGGGGTAACGTTCAGCAGTACGCTCAGGGCATTGACTTGAGCGATGATCAGTTCTTTGGTCAGCATGGAAAATCCTTAAATGTTGTAGGCTTTGCAGCGGAGAGAGATTTGGAACAGTGATTTGCTATCGTCGTTGAACATTTCGATATGGAGGACTTCGTCACCCCAGTACCAAATATGCCATTTGTTTCCATCGATGTCAAGCTTGTCATTAAACTCGACATCGTTTTCCAGCTTCTCGCGATAACGTTCGCAGAGCTGTTGAACGGTTGGCATGTACTCAACCAACCGAGTGATACCAGTGGTTGCATCGATACGATACATAAAAACTTCCTAGCGTGTAAAAAGGAAGGAGCCCGAAGGCTCCCCCAAAGGAGTTAACGTGCAGCTTGTGCAGCGCGAATCGTGCGACCGATATGGTAGAAGTCAGAAGCCAGTGCTTCCAGTTCTTCGCCCATATGCGGATGGTATTCTTTGTTCACCCAGACCAAGCAATCAATCAAGCATTCGAAATCATCGAACTCGATGTCATGGGTGATGGTACCTTTCGATTGATCGAAGGTCACCAGTGTTACGTTGTCTTTGGTAATCGTCAGGACATCGTCATCCACTTCGAAAGTGAAGGCGGTGCCGTACGGAGAATATTCGGTCAGGAAACGTTCGTCAGAGGCGATGAACAGTTTCATCAACAAGTGCAGCTTCTTCATTTGCTTTTTCATCGGTGCAGCTCCTTGGTTTGTGCAGCTATCTTAATTTACTTCAGGTTCAACGTCAACATCTTTTTTCGGATGTTTTACATCAATGCAGCGGAGAATCGCGAAGCTCTTATCGAGCTGACCAGCCAGACGTTTAGCTTCATCTTTAGCCAGTCGTTTGGTTTGATGCATCCATGGACGAGGTGATGGATGAATCGTTCCCGTTGGGCTGACTTGCGCGACAATGAACTTGCCAACAGGTCGACCACAATCATCAGCTTCAATACCCCAACTCGAATTA